GTGCTGCCAAAGTTGGTAACTCCTGCAAAATCCACATACACATGTATAAACATCAGCGGACCCATACGCACATACGATGCAGTGGCAGTGCCGCCTGCAAATGTGCCTGATCCGTCAGTGAACTGCGGGTTGAATGTTGTGGTGCTGGTAACGCCAGATCCGTATGCGATCAAATTTAGATTTCCATTGACGTTGCCTACATAGATATCTTGTGTGAGTTGGTTGACTACTAATTCACTTGGGCGAGCAACACCATTGTAATCGCCAATGGTTTCTTGTGCGTTGTCTTTCATCACAGCACGGCTTATGCCTGTGATGTTGTCGTATGGTGGTGGTGGGTTTGCCATAATATTTTACCTTGGGTATCCTTTGAATGCTTTTACCGGGCTTTTTGTATCTACAAATGTGGGTTCAGTACTGTCAGCAGTTGAGATCAATTTTTTACCACCAGGTGTTTTGGTCATGGCCAACGCTGTATCAATCACTTGAGCAATGCTAGAATCCATCCCAGCAACAACCCCGTGTTCGCCAAATACTGTTTCTGCATCCCAGGCTGGAAACTTGGTGTTGATGCCATCTTTGCCAGAATCGCTACGGGCTCTAGCCAGGGCCACACCAAATCTATAGTTGTTGTAAGGATCAGCGGCACTGAGTCCAGGAATTACATAAGTGTAACGCATGGGGTTGGCCTGCTCTGGAGGCAGATTGTGTTGTTCTCTGAGAAATTCTCTAGCTCTCATCTGGGATATCCCTTGAATCCTGTAACCGGGCTACGAGTATTTGTTGACTCTAATTCTTCACTATCCATATCACCGTTGTTTAAATCTATATGCGCTAGACCAGCAGCTTTGTATGCTAATTTAAGCATGTCCTGTTCTTCTTTGGTGTAGGGATGTGCAGTGTTATGTTTTCCTACCCAACTTTCAGCATTCATTTCTATTGGGTTTATTCCATCACTGCTTGCCACAGCCATCATCAACCGATTTAAATCATACAGTCTATCGTAACTGTCTATCTTCTTTGAAAAAATATTCAACCCACGGGTCGACTGTTGCTGTCGTGCGGATATTTTTCCTTTTTGAGTTTCTACAATAAAATCACTGGCTCGCATCAAATGCTTCCATAGCCAATCACGCCGGCTGTGGCTGAACTTGCTGTGCCTAATTCCAGTGCAGTAAACGGTGTTCCTGTTACTGTGATTTTGTTGCCAACACCTGAGTATACTTCAAATATTGTATTGGCAGGAATAGTAATTGGTGCGCTGTAAATGTTTCCAGCGGCGGCGCTTGTGCCCAGTGCCACTGCATAGGCCTGATAAGTCACTGCATTGCCCGAAGTGGTAATCTGTAACTTGTCTGTGTAAACCACAGTGTTGGATAGTGTTGTGTAAACATTGGCAGCCATTATGATTTGTCCTGTGGTGGTATCGCAACCACCGGTTGAAATAAATTACGAGTTTGATCCAGTACTCCTGGGATCTCAACTGGCTGTTGCTTGTACCCACTGTGCGCTGGCGAGTGTGGATTGGGCTGAACAGGAGTGGTCAATGATTCATTGTATGGTTTGTATTGTGACATAATTTTTCCTTACTATAAAAAACTGCTGTGTTTCCACAGCAGTTGATTTTTACAATTACCCTTTGTAGGCTTTCCATTGGTTGGTCAAAGTAAAGATACTTTCTTCAACTTTTTTATCTTCTTTGTCTTTGTCGTCGGCTGCTTTTTTCATTGACTCTTTTTTGTCGCCGTCTTTGTCCATGTCCAGAAAGTCTGGTTTGGCAGCTTCTTTGATACCAGCCATTTCCATCATACGACGCAGAGCATCATCTTCAGCATAGCTGTGTTGTCGATCATCTTGGCTGGCTAGTACAGGTACTGTACTTTGTCCTGTTGACTTGGGACCATCTAAGCCACCGCTGTATTGCAATGCATCGCCTTCTTCAGTGTTGGTTGGCCAGTCTGGCTCGTTGTCAGATACTGTGGGTGCTGCTTCGTCCATTCCCTGGGTGCCACACCCGCAATCAGCACTGCCGCATGCTGGACAAGTATCACCGTGAGTCTGTTGTCCACCTGCTCCACCAATGCCTGCTGTGTTCAACAGCATTGATAGTTTTACTGCATCTTCGTCAGTGGCAGTGATGGTCAAACTCTTGGTACCGTCAGTTGAGTCGCTCATATTCATGCTCATTGATTCGGCAATCATCTTTTCAATTTCATGATTGATTGAATCATAAATGCCCTGGCCATAACTGAAGCCACTGGATGCTGTGGGTGTGTCAGTGCCGCCGGCTTCTTTGACTTTTTTAGGCTTGTCTTCTTTTTTGTCTTTCTTTTCGTCGTACTCGATGTCTTTGGCAACTCGCTTGCCAGCTTTTTCAGCCTTGTCATCTTCAGCACCACGCTTCTTGCCATGAATGCCATCTTTTTTCTTTTCATCATACTCAATGTCTTTGGCAACTCGCTTGCCAGCTTTTTCGGCATGATCATCACGAGTAGAAGTTTTTTCTTCTTCTACAGCTTTGGAAATTTTATAGCCGGCTTTCTTCAACAGGGCCATGGCTGCTTTTAAGTCGCCTGAGCTTTCTTCCATTGGTCCAAAGTCACCTTCTTTGACTTTGCGGCCATCTTTGTGTTTGGTGGCTTTGGCTGTCACACGCTCAGGGGCTTTAGCTGGACCAGTAGGACGACCACGGCCTCGTTTTTCGTGTTTGTTGCCTTCGTCGTCAGTCTCTGAACCGACACTCATGCCTTGAGCATCTGCTCTACGAGTTACCATGCGACCAGTTTCGGTGTGTTTGATATCGTGCTTGGCGCCATGTTCAACATCGCCAACTCGCGGAGTGTCTTTACGAGGACGCTTGTGAGCTGTAAACGGACTGTTGTCTTCTGCTTCGTCGGCCACTTGCTTGCCGCCTTTGCGCAACATAGCAAAGTCATTGGCATCTAACTTGCCATTGTTGTTCTTGTCTAGTTTCTTTTGCTTGCCACTCAATGCACCTTTGATAGCTTCTGCGGCTACATCGCCCAGCATCTCGTCAACTTCTTTTTTGGCGCCAGCAATCTTGTCAGCAAAAGTAATTTTGTTTTTTGGTGGTGCTAGTGCGGCAAATGCTGCCTTGTCAACACCTTCTTGTGCATCCATTGGATGAATGTTTTTGAGTTTGTTTTGCAAAGCTCTCATGCCATCAGCAGTGGTAGGACTTTGATTGCGTTCTTTTTCTAAATCTTGCAAGGTCATTTTATTGCCTGGACGATTCACAGCAGGGATCTGACTCTTGTCTGGACCACCTTGATAAGCACCTTCGTCTACTTCATTGTCATACTTGTCGTATTTTTTACGGGCAGCATCCATCTTTTTCTCACTGGCACCTTCTCGACCTAGTTTGGACAATTCTGTCATACCGTCTCCGTACTTCTCCCAGCCCTTGGCAGCTCGGCTCATGTTACGCTCATTGAGTTGACCGTGTGTGAGTTCTGGTTTCTCACGAATAGCATCGAGAGTTTTGTTTAAGTTGTAAAAAAATGACATTTGTATTATCCTCTTGGGTTTTGGCCGGTAGCGGGCTTTGGTGGGCGACTGATTTTGTACATCGGACCCTTAACGCCTTGTGGAAGGTCGTTGGTTGTTTTTGCCGGGGGTGTTTTGCCACCAGCCACAGTGAAGTCACTGCGATAAGCGTTTTTTAGAACCACATGATCATGTGGTGGTGCACTGTAATCTTTCTTGAGAGCTCGTTGCTTGGGATCATCTGTGGGATAATCTGTGTCTGTCAAAAGATTTTTGTTTTGCGCTTCAATCTTGTCTACTTCACTCATCATGTCTTCGTCGTAACTACGAGTTGACATTATGATAAGATTTGGATCCATGCCTGACAATTGTGCCAGCTGTTTGATCTGTGGTTCAATGGCTGGGTATCTAAAGCTCACATCAAACATGCTGACAGAATCATTTTTGTGATTGGGGAAATCAGTTAAAATTTTCTGTACGGGGGTTGTTTTAATGTCGCCCAGTTTAACTGGATCAAACTGGTCTAGTTTGCTTTTCAGTTGTTGAACGAATTCTGTGCTTACACGGCCGCACATTTTAATACGATAATCGTATGTGCGCTCGCTTTCAGCTAGATATTGTGCGAATGGTTTCATATCAGGTTCCTGTGGTATATTTATTCTTTTTTATCTTTTTGATTGTTAGCAAGTATGCGTTCCAACAAATCATTTCGATTCAATAGTGTGCCCGAAGCTGTTTGTACTGTGCCTTCAGGATCGTCTTTGGCCTGTTGTTGATCTAGTCGCATTTTCTTCATTTGCAGGTCAATCATCTTGAGCTTTTTGTCCAACTTAGCTGTTTTTGCTGTGATTGCATGTCCCAGCATGTTTGATGCTACACTGAAGATTTCACTGGCAAAACGACTGTCAACTTGCATGCCAAGATCCATGAGATCTTTGTAGCTGTCTTTGGCCAAGTCTGCCAATTCGTCCATCTCTTGATCTGTGGATTCCAATCCTTTGACCGCAGGCAATGCCGCATCTATCTTGTTGATAGCATCGTTGATCACTTGCAGTTGGGCTTTGTTTTCAGGAATAGAAGGGACAGCTAGGTCAACTTCTTCAACTGTGGGCGGTAGGTCAAAAAGTTCTTCGAGTTTTCTGGTCATGATTTACTTACCTTTTTAATAGTCCAGCCTTTGTAATGTTCTAGGTGCCCGTTTTTTACACTGCTCATTTTTGTGTAAATGAGATTATTTTCTTTGCATCCTTGCTTCATACTTTCATACAAATATTCAGTTCCGTCTGGAGAAACCAATATTGTAGTCTGACAAGGACCTGGTAGTCCAGTGATGCCTTTATTCCAGGGTTGGTATCCTTTTTGCTTGATGCGTTCCCACCCTGCTCGCATTGCATCTTTGTGTTCTTGCGGTCGAGATTTTCCTTTATTCATTCCAGGAACGCCGCCGCCATCGCCAGATTCAGGTTTTAAGTTAGCCCATTCAGGAGATTGAACTACATTCCATAGTTTGCTGTAGTATTCTCCTAATTGTTGTATTTTGTCACGCTCGGTTGTCTCGTACAATATTTCAGTTTCAACATTGTATCCATGTTTGTTTAAATGAAAGAGCCATTTGATCCCAGATCCTTTATACTTGTGAGGATTTTTTTTAGTAAATCCCAAGTATTTTAAATTAGTTGTTTTGTGAGTTTTTTTGTAAAGATAATAAACAGTCATGCTAATATTTAGCAGACTTTGCATAGTTTACTATTTGCGGCCGTTTACAAAGAGATCGTCTTCGGTGAGAACCCTGAAAGTTAACCCGTGTTGTTTACACCACTTTTGGGCAGATGCCCATTTGGCATAGTTGATGGCAACTACGGCACGCTCTCTGGGCTTTTGCCCTTCCATGATTGAACTTTGGCCTTTGGGCTTGATTTCTATCAATTCAGCTCGCATGGTGTTGTCCTTGGTGCGATATGTAATAAGGAAATCTGGGATATAGTTGGTCATTTTACCAGTCAGTGGATGACGGTAAGGAATGGATATGCTTTCGCTGGCCCACTGTAGCACATTGTCGTTGCTGTCACAAAAGCGCATGAAACTGTGTTCCCAGCCTGATCGGTATCTAGGCAAGCCTTTGCCCACATACTTTTCATGGTTGAGAATTTGATATGTGCCTTGTGCCCAACGACTCATTGCAGTATTGTTCTAGCGGCATAGTAGTTGGGAACCACTTGTGCATTTACCCCAAGTAGGGTGGCCCGGCTACGAATATTATTGAGATAGTAGGCCATGCTGACTGTGAGATCTAGTCCTGATTTGCCTTTGAAAGTATCCAGTAATGTCAGCACAGGAATGTTGGTTTCTTCTGCCACTTGAAACAGGCTGACTGTAAAGTTGCCTGCAATTCTGGCATCGCTCATTTCTTTTCGGAAAAAGCTGTTGACAATGTCATACTCGGCAGCAGGAACATTGGCATCATATTTGTAAAATTGATCAAATACTCTGACTGTTAAATCCAAGTTGGGATTTGTGTAATTTACTGTGCTCATACGCCACCTCCTGCAATTTGTCCTTGATTGATCTGATTGACCACGCCTTGAGTACGAGCCGCAGTTTGTGTCGGGAATAACCAGCTGTCAGCTTTGTTAATTACTGCTCGAGTGGCGCCAGGCAATGCACCCACAAGCACCTGTGTGCCAAGCGCCACAGCTTCTGATTTGACAATGCTCTTGAGGCTCTTGCCTTTGAATGTGTTGCGAAGTGCGCCAGCTTTTTGTGCGGCGCCAATGAGTCCCATGACACTGCCACTTTGCAAATCTTGCATGATACCATTGCCAGTGCTGAGCAGGCCGCCTTGACCAAATACAGTAGCAGTAGACCCTGGACGAGCCAACGCACTAGGAGTAGTATCGTAGTGAGCAGTATCTGGCCAGTTGATATTGGCATCTGGTTTGCCCAGGGCGCCTGAATAATACTTTACAGTTTCGTATGCAATGGTCATTGAATTTTGCATGATGCCAGCGCCTTGACTGTAATCATACTGATCATGACTCCAATTGGTAATGATAGGATTGATCAAAATGTATCGTGCATACTTGTGTTGATCAAAGCCAACAATTTGAATGTCTTTGAAAAATGGTGGTTTGCCCGATGCTGTACTGGTTCCGTCATTGTAGCTTTCGCCAATGAAACCCCAATCGTTGACATTGCCTGTACGGTTTTGTTCGTAGATGTCACGATTGTTGTAGCTCATGCCTGTTTGTGCCGTCTGGCTAGGTCCGATGCTGCCATTGGTATTGCTGGCTGTTGAGATATACTTTTGAGCAGGATCTTTGTAGTAGTACGAATAGTACTGGTACCAAAATTCTCTAATGTTGTCGCCACCGTCGTCATGAAAAGTTAGATTCACAGGATCATAGTTGATCTTGGTCTGAACCACTCGTTTGCGATTGTACTGATTCAATACTTCATGACTGATGTTGTACTTGGGTAAATCAACTGTCTTGACCGCAAGGCTAAGATTGTATATTTCGCTGGCGCCAAAAATTTTGCTATTTCTAAGCGCAGGAATCTGATCCACATTGAGTGTAAACACAACATGGAACAGAAATTTAAATCGGGGTTTTAGTTCATAGGCGTTGGTCCTAAAAACTTTACTTGCGTGAGTGTAATCACGCAAGTTATTGACTGCCGTAAACCCTTTAAGGAAGTCTTGGCCGAAGCTAGACATTTAATATTCCTTAGTTAGAGCCTACACCCGTTACAACATCGCCAACGGTTCTACCAATTATTCCGCCAACTCCGCCACCACCTTGGTTGCCTTGGTTAGCATTGTCGAATCCGAGTGTTATGGTAATCGTTGCAGCTTCATTGGTACCATAGTTCATTGCACCGTAGTCTGCACTCTTGATATAGCAACCATACAGTTCCCATGACTCAAGAACCACAGGAGTGGCAGCACCGTTGCCACCATCAAGAACTTCAAATCTTGTCAAGAACTTGTAGTCAATACCTGAAGCGGCACTGGACATTTCCAAGAAGTCCATTTGTTTCTGAATCTGTTCGCCGATCAATTTTGACACGCTGCCATTGGCATCATCACGAATTTCACATGTGGTATCGGCCCATGAGTGACGACCAGCCAACTTCAATGTTGAATTGTAAATTGGTAATGGGATTTCTTCGAATGTCAAGTTTGGTCGTGAAAAGCTCACAACCTGTTTGGTTAATTCTGTAACATCTGTGCCTGTACCAATATTTTCAAACATCACTCTAAAGCGATATCTGAGTTTTGGCATTAGCAAGCCTTGTGTAGACGAACTTTGGTCACTTGCCAAAGGAACTGTCATTTTTTGTAATGATGAAACTGCCATTTTGTATATCTCCTATATGTTTTATTTATCTGTAATTCCTAGCTCGAAAGTAGGGCTTTCGCCCTACTTTTAAGTTTCATCACCCTCCACCAGAAAGTTCTCCGGTGTTCTTGATTCGTAAAGGAATGTAGATAAATTCAACTGCTTTGACTGGCTCAATAGCAATATCTACATACAATTCGTTACGATCAATTCTAGCAGGTGTATTGTTGCTCAAGTCACACACAACTAGATAGTCGTAAATTGCTCGTTTAGAAATCAAGTCAATCATCAAGCTATTGCATGTGTTAGTGATTTCGTTTCGTGTAATTTGATCGTTTGGTTCAAACAGATACAATTTACCAATTTCTTCAAGTCTGCCACGCAAGAATGCAACCAATCGGGCCACATTAATACGATCCAACGCTGTAGTAACAGCACGACTTGTTTTGTTACCAAAGTTGGTGATACCAACACCGTTAACGAATGTGATTGGGTTGACATTCTGTTCGTACAGGATATCACGCAATGCTTGGTTAACACTCAATGGTTGGAATTCGCCAGTTGCGGCAGCAATAAAACCTAGCTGTAACGCATTGTCAATCACGCCACGGCGTGTACCAGCAGGTGCCAACCATGGATAGCTCACTTCGTCACTGCGGATGATAGTGCGTACCATCATGTGGCTTGGAGGTTGTACAACCAAGTTACCGCCTAGGTCAGTAGTCTGGCAGCTTGGATAGAATGTGGCAGCATAATTGCTGGTTGCAATCTGTCCATCTTCTGTGGGTATACCCAATCCACTGTTGTTGGTTGCCCAGGCAACCAAGTCGTTGCCGTTACCAGCCAAACGCATCGGTGTATCGCCAACCACAAACAATGTGTTGTTGCGCTCATTGCTGAGTGCAATCATGTTAGGAATCAGTTCTGGGTAAGCTGGTGTAGCAATCAATGTATATACTGCAATATCTTCTCTTGCGCCCAGGCTGGTGTCAATACCTGATTTCAAGGCTTCTACAACCATCTGGCGTTGTGCCAAACGACCTGAATACATACTACCATTTGACTTGTTACCGCTGGCAGTTAACCATGTGTTGGTCACTGCTGGCAATGTGTCATCAGGGAATGATATACCATTGAAATAGTCTAACTGAAAGCTCTTGACATTGTAACCTGAACGGCGTGTGTTCCACAACAACATACCTTCAGGGTATAGTGCTGGATCTGGAGCATCAAGGTCCAAGTAGTTGCTGGTCAGCAAGCTCACAATGGTTGGGAATGGATCAGTGATAGGATCTGTAGTACCATTTGGTGCCCAGCGAGCATCAGCAAACAATACGCCATTCTGTGACACTTGGTCTGTGGTATCAACTGATACCCACTGATTTACACCGCTGACTTGTTCCCAACGATATAGTTTTGGATAGTTTTCAAGATCACTGGAGTCAATCCACAAATCGCCGAGCTCTAATGGGCTTTCGGCAATGTCAGTCTGTGTCAACGGTTGTGTGGCTGCAATGATTGGACCAGTAGCATTACACAATGTCAGGTCGTAACCACGAACATCGTTTGCTACATTTTGATAACCAACCCAGGCGCCGTTGTTTTGAATCATGATATCGCAGTCATCAACTGCGCTGTAATACCACAAACGACCGTCTGCAGGATTTTGATCTGGTTCAACATCGCTTGCAGTATAAGTGAACTCAGGTGCTGTAACAAATGTGCTCAAAATCAGTGTATCAACATCTTGTGATGAGATACGGCATTGTGGAGTAGCATAAGTGAAACCAGCTGAGGCCAACGGAGTACCATTTGTTTGAGTCAAATAAATCACACCACCTTGGCTGTGTGTCATTACCAAGTTGCCTGCACTGCTTACGCTAGCACTAACATAAGGAACATCAGCAGCACTAACGGCAGCAATAAAATCTGCCACTGTGGTACCAACAATAGTTGCAGTACCAGTATTCAGTGTAGTAGTACCGGCTGCACTAGCAGAGATATCAAATGCCCATGATGTTGTGAATGTAGGGTTTGTAGCTGTACCAGTTACAATTGTTTGTCCCAGGGCCAACTTCTCAAGAATTTCAAACGAGAATGAATCGTTTGGAGTTGTAGTGAAATAGTTTGCATTCCATTGAGCAATTGTAGTGCCAACAGAAATATTTCTGCCGCCACCTGATGGGTCTAGTGCCAACAATGCTGCCTCTGTGCTGACATAAGCATTGGTTGTCTGTGCAACCCAAACGCCAAGTGCAGTATTGTATTGCTTGACTTTCAAGCTCAACCCATTGTTCACTGGACTTACATTGTTCCAGATAGAACCAGTTGGGCGAGGTTGTGTTTGTGAGCTACCCCAGCGTGGTGCCTGATAGCTGTAGCCTACAAAATATGATGGTGCATAGTATTCATCGGCCGTGATACCAAGAGCTGTCAACAAGGCTGCGCCAAAAGTTCCACCTGCTTGAATTGAAATAATGCCTCCGTCAGCTGTGCTGCCATCATTGTCGGCTGTTGAATCAGCATACAGATATAATTTGCCATTGACATTGAGAGCACGAATGCCTTGATTAACAGCAACCATTGTTGCGTTAATTACGTTAACAAATGAGGTTACAGTTGCGCCTACAGGGACTGCTACTGATGTGCCATTAATGAACATGTTGGCATTAGGCGTCAAAGATGTTGGTGCTGCTGTACCTGTTACTGTTGGGAATGAATATTTCCATTCGTCGCTGCCAATGATTACCCAGGTATTGGCACTTACACCAGCTGGTGAATTACCAGCAGTTTTGTACCAACCTACATTTTGTGTTTCGCGCTCGGCGCCTGTACTAACTGTAACAACTGCATAATCTCCAATGCTACCAACTGTGTCTAACGGCACATAAGTTGTAAATCCAGTTGTAATGTCGGTATCGGGTGTTGTGTCGTCGATGTTTGTGATCACCAGAGGAGTGGTGTTGGTAAATGCGCCAGTTGATGCATTCCAAACTTGTAGTCCCCATGTAGTGGTTGAAGTGTCTAACCACCATGTGCCATTGTCGGCGGCACCAACTGGGCGAGATAAACTGGCTGTTAATTCAGTTAGATTGACATCTGCTCGCTGAACATAAGCACGATTGGTAATACCAAGAGCTGAATAAGCTGCCAATAGTCCGTACTCATTGAGTTCGTAACCATTGATCGGAGTACCAGTTGTGGTATTATAGAAGAATGGTACGCCAAAAGTGGCTGCCAAATCACGCTGACTGGTGATTAAATATGTTTTGTTTGCGTTGGCAGCAAGAGTTCCAGCTGCTACTCCAACACCTGCACCCGAAACTTTGTTCTGTGCTGTGGCAATCAAAAAGTAAGGTACTGTGTTGACTGCGGATGGAATATATTGACTTTCGTCAATAACTGTTACTTCTACGCCTGGTGATACTAGAGCCATGGTGGATTCCTTTTCAAGTTGTAGATATTTATTGATAAAGGTAAAAAAGTGGGTGTTATAGCACCCTTTGGCAAAGGCCCACTGCTAAATACCGTATGAAAAGACCTTTATGCAAAGCCTGTTCTCAACGACCATGTGCTGTCAACTACTACAGAGACGGAGTAGCGCACTATCGATCACGGTGTGAGAGTTGTGCCAGAAAGAGAAAGGGAATAAAACCTAGAGAGCCTCGCTGGAAAGCTGCCGGGTTTAAGAAAAAAATGCAGTGCGATCGTTGTGCATTTCACGCAAGATATGCTAGTCAGATACTAGTATATCATGTGGACGGTGATCTTAATAATATTGCTGTTAAAAATTTAAAATGTATTTGTAGGAACTGTGCCGAGGAATTGCTCAGGACTGAGCTACCCTGGCGCCCAGGAGATCTTGAACCAGATTTTTAATCTGCTGATACAAGTGGTCAAGTGAGTGATTGTTGTCAAGAACTGCGTCAAACTCTGTGCCTACCCAACTGGTTTCGCTGGCATGAACATCAGGATATGCTGTGGCCATATGATTAAAGCTGCCGCAATTTGATTCTATTGCCAGATCATACCATTCAGGATCAGGACCACGCACAACTCTAACCACAATTCCGCCGGCTTGTTTGATAGCCGAGATTTCATTTGGAAAGCGGCAATCACTGATAACAACATCATCTTCAGAGTTGCGCAGTTTATTCTCCAAACTAGCAATCCAGATATCGTCATGAAATCCTGCCCGGCAAACTTCTGTGCCCCAATATTGAAGGATCCATCGTGGTGTAAGATTAGGCATACCCAGGCGATCAGCCCACCAAGGATCCACTTGCTCTCGCCATTCTCTTGCCGCTTTTGTACGGCCTTCAATCATGGTACGATCCCAACCAAATATTTGACTCACTGCATCTTTAAGTGTGTTGGCAAAAGATTCTCTACGAAACTGATGTAGGTTTACTAGATAGTCAGCCATGGTATCTTTGCCGCTGCCAATGAATCCACAAATTCCAATTATCATTTGAGTACCTTTACATTTAGGTGTTGTAGTGTGCGCTGTAGCATGCCAATTTGTCTGCGGCAGTCTTCTAGAGCATGGTGGCTAGTGGGCGGGATCGGTTGATCAGGCCACAAACTAAACACAGTACGACTATCACGCACCATGTAGTATTTCCAGGGCAATGCTTTGCCGTAGCTCTTGTAGGCATGCTCCAAGATGTTCATGTCATATGTGGGACCTTGTGCCCATATTCTACTGGAATGCCAAATCAACTTACCTAATTCATCTAGGGCTTGATCTAACGGAATACGATCTTGTTCGTTGAATGCTTCATCTCGAACCACAGCAGGTTGTGTGGCCCACCAATCAATTGTGCCTTGATCAATGGCACGGTCTTCTTGACTCTCTAATGTAACTCTTGCATAGTAACTCTGGCCAAAATGGCCTTGTCCAAACGGGTTAAATGATTGAGCCGCAATTGTAAGAATAGTAGTATCTGGGCCTGTTGCAAGCCCTTCAAGATCAATCATTAAGTCTGCCATACTGCAAGTATAACAGAATTTTAAATACAAGTCTACTGTATATTAACCAATTACCCAGGTCAGCGGTTGACTTCCATCTACATAATTTACCAATTGCCCAAGCAACTCGTCCATGGTTGTTTTGGCTTCGGCTTTCATGGCGGCCCCATTTAATGTGCCACCGCCCTGTGGGCCAGCAATGGTGCCAAATTTTTCACGAGCTTCACCAATGATCATTTTACAGTTGGCTGTCATGTAATCTTTGATCCATTGTTGAATTTGAAAGTCACTCAACAAGTTGATTTCGGGCTTTAGGTTATAAGTCCATATCAACACAGCTTCGCCAGTGTTTTTGGGATCACGCATCAACTGTAATTTTTTAGTAACCTGATTGTAAGTGTAATTGAAATAGCCGCCAAACATTTTGGCAGCCAACTCGACATATTGACTGTAAAAATCATATGTGGCCAAGCCGCCAGCCACATTAAAGTTCATCAGGTAAACATTCAAGCTGGCCTGTGCAAATGGATCAAAGTTGCTGGCAAATGGGCCAGTTGAATCACCAAATGTACGGCGGAAACACTGTCGGACGCTGATCACTTCTTGCGGCAATGTGTAGATGTTTTGATCTTTGACCAGAGTAAAAAAGCTGTAGCTTTCTTCATAAGCATTGTTGGCCCGTTGTCGATATGTGCCAATGGTTTTTTGGTAGGCCGCTTCGTAGTGCGCAGGATCCAATTCCAAATCAATAATTTGATCGCCCAACATCAATTTGACATATTCTATCAAATTTTGTTTTAGGGTATTAAGTGTATCTTGTTCTTGGGCCATGCGATTCTCCGATCATGTATTTATTTTGAAAGCAGAACCTTTGCGTGTAGGTGTAATGATAGCGGCACGGGGGTTTTCGGGGCAAAATTTGCATTGTGCAATTGGATTACTTAGACTTTCAACCCATTCATCTTTGTAAGTTTCAAAGTTGTCTACAGTGAGTGGCTGATAACTGTGTACAATTTTTCTATCTTCTTCAGATATGGCAAAATGATGTTGATCGTCGAACTCAGGCAGCAGAGCCGCTGGCCCACATTTATAGATGTTGCCACGAATAAAGTGATAGCTCTTATACCTTACAAACCCACATTCGGCATGCGATTTAGCAGGATCAGAATTGTGCAAAACAAACCGACCATCGGCATTCATTTGCACAGCGGCAGTGCTGAAGTTGTTGCTGACCCACATGTTTACCATGACACCGTTTTCGTCTACAGCACTGTAGAATGCATTGTATTCAGGTACATTAGCTGGTGCGGCAAGTCCTAGATGAGTGCCAAATTCACGAATTGTTCCCTTCAGGAACGCACGGACATTGGCCCGTAATGGCTCAAAGTCATCCATGTTATGCAAACTAATGCCTATGTGATTACGGGCTCGACGCACTGGTGATTCAACCAGCATGCTTTCGTATAGCCCGGGTGTTTGGGCCAATCGTGTGGCATTGGTGAGCACTTGTACATCACAATCAAAAATCTGATTGAGATTGACCACCCATTCGTTTACTGTGGGGTTAAGTGTGGGCTCTCCGCCCATGACCACAATGGCCTGCAGTGATATCAGTTCGGCCCACTTGCGATAGGTAGCTTCGTAATCGCTCCAGCGTTGCCCTCCTGTAAATTTGTGATTGTTAAATCTATTACAGTTGTCGCAGGTGTAGTTGCATACATTGGTAATGTAGAATTCGACTTTGTTTGGAAAATGGAGTTTCATGCATATAATTATCCCAAACAAAGTCCTGGCTTGCAATTACCAACTACGCAAGATTACCAAATTCTCAGTGCCTCGAGCATTCCATGCTGTCTCGGTTGTGGTCAGATCCTTGAATATTTTTCTGGCAGCCGGCTTGCCTGCGGCACCAATTGCTTTGGTAATCTCTGCAGGTTTGCGCACAGTCTTTTGCACAGTTTCCACAGTTGAGAATCCTATTATAGAATTGTTTTTGACTGTGAATGCCTTGGTGTACTCATCTGCCACAATGTGAATCAACTTGCGTTTTTTGGTATCATACAACCATGCTTCTGATTTGTCTACTAGAGCAGTGGCAGGCAACGATTTGAGTTTGAGCTCGGCAAATTCTGCTTGAATCTTGAACTTGGCTACCTTTTTCTCTGGGCTAACTGGTTTGGCTTTGCGTGGTTTGCGTTCCACTTTTTTGATTTGCACATATGCACCACAATCACTCACAACCAACTCACAAAATTTAACACAATTTTTAAGTTGTATTTTTGTAAGATACTCATATCCTTGAACCAGTTGTGCATCTTTACCAACTACTACTTCTTCAAACTCTGCTAATTTACGAGTCCAAATATCCTTGATTTCAGATACCATTTGTGGAGCGATGTTCATGCTACGCATCAAACTCACAGGTTTATAGTCTGCATTGAGTTTGGCACCGGTTGTGATAAATTCATCAAACAGTCCGTCAATTTCACCTGCACACTCTGATACCTTTTCACGCAGTCGATCTTGAATCGTAAGCCTGGCCGGGGCGTCATCAACCACTGTTTCAACTTCTGCTACTTCATCCTGTTTGGAATCCAGAATTTCTTTGAGCAAGTTATCCAATTTGATCTGCTCTTGATCCGTAAGTTCAAGTCCTACCATGCTCATACGACACAACCAGCCGGTGGTCAGGCGTATTGAGCTGTCCGGTATGCGTCGGAGTGTGCGCACATCTGCTTTGCGATCATATGCTTCCAAATAAGCCACAATCATCTCGCGGGCATCTTTTTTGCCGTAAAAGTAATTGTACCAGGAGAAAGCATGACTCAACGCACTAATGCGATTGGTGTCAGGCTGTGTTTTCCAAGTTGGCTCCATGCCCATTGCATTGGTGTCTGCACTACGAGGGTTTAGAGGTTTCGGCGGTTTGATTGCAGTTTTCATTGTTGCTCCAAATTATGTGTAATTATAGCAGGGTTTGAATAATTGGTCAACCAGCCCATAAATAGTACACTATGCCACGCCTAAGTTTATACCGCCCAAATCGCACAAGAGATTACCAATTTTTGGACAGAACCATTTCGGAGATGTACACCGTTGGTGGACTAGATATCTATGTTCACAAGTACATGGGTCCACAAGCAGGGGGTGCAGACTCTGCCTTAAGTGGCAATGCTGACGCTACACAACCTGTTTATGAAACAGTGGATACATTGAACATCCAAGATTTGCTGTTGCTGGAAAACAGAGATCGTATCTACGATCCGGACATTTATATCATGCGTGGTGTTTACCGTGTGCAAGATGTGGATTTTGATTTGACCCAATTTGGATTGTTTTTGAACACCGATACCTTGTTTATCACCTTCCATTACAATGACATGATTGATACTTTTGGGCGCAAGCTCATGAATGGTGATGTGATTGAAGTTCCAAACTTGAAAGATTACAATCCACTAAATGCAAGCCTGCCTCTTGCTTTGCCTAAATATTATGTAATTCAAGATGCTAGTTTTGCCAGCGAAGGTTTTTCAGTCACTTGGCAACCACACCTGTGGAGAGTCAAGGCCACACCACTGAACAATCAGCAAGAATTCAAAGACATCCTCGACAAACCGTTTGTTGAAGAGAATATATGGGATCCAGGTAATTTTTATCCAATGGGATTGATTGTTAATCAAGGCAATGTGTATTATCGAGCTATTCAAAATGTGCCCGATGGTACCCCTATCACTGATACCAACTACTGGCAAGTGTACACACCGCCAACCATCAGTGATCTACAAAGTACAAGACCAAAAGATCAACAGATCAATGATGACATCTTGACTCAAGCCGATATTGAAGTACCACTGTCGGGCTACGATGTTACCAAGTTTTATATTTTGCCCACTACCGAAGATGGGTTGCCTGCTAACCCCACAAGTTTGACAGACACAAGCGATACCACAGTTGACGGTACTCAAGGTGGCATGAATGTTACTCCACGAGCTGATGGCTATACCATGGGTTACTTGACTGGTGACGGACTTGCTCCCAACGGATTTCCTGTTACTCCCGGTGTGGCATTTCCAGCCAATCCTGTGGTTGGTGACTATGCATTGAGACTGGACTACAAACCCAATCGGTTGTTCCGTTACAATGGTAGACTTTGGGTCAGGATCGAAGACAAGGTGCGAACAGATCTCAACAACGGGCCTGTCAATCAGACACTACGCAGTGGCTTTGTCAACAACACTTACACTACCAACACCACGGACATGGGCGCAATACCACAACGGCAGAGTCTTAGCCAGGCTCTCAAGCCCCGGGCAGACAACGGCGATCAAGGTGGTGATCTGCCTCCAAATCCACCTCCGATTATATTTTAAAGATCCATATGCAACAATTTTTCTATGATGCTCAAATACGCAGATTCCTACTGCAATTTACCAGAATATTTTCTGGATTCCAGATTGAGTACGGCAACGAAAATGATGGCGTAAACAATGCCACTCTGTTGCGTGTGCCCGTGCGGTATGGTGATGCCAGTCGCAATGCGCAGACTGTGATTCAAGAAAACTCAAGAAACAGTTTGCCCAGCACACCGTTGATGACTTTTTATATCAGCTCATTGGACTATGCCAGAGAACGACTACAAGAACCTTACTTTGTGAACAATTTTTCTGTTCGTCAAAGAACTTACAATCAAGATTCTGAAACTTTTGAAACCACACAAGGCAATGCGTTCACCATCGAACGCCTGATGCCTGTGCCATACAAACTCAGCATTAACTTAGATATTTGGACCAGCAATACCAATCAAAAATTACAATTGCTAGAACAGATACTGACATTGTTCAATCCCAGCTTGGAGATTCAAAGCACTGACAATTACATTGATTGGACCAGTTTGAGTGTGATGTACTTGGACAGCGTGGCCTGGTCTAGTAGAACTATTCCCGTAGGCAGTGAAGATCCCATTGACATTGCCACACTGAAGTTTTCCATGCCAATTTGGATCAGTAGTCCAGCCAAGATCAAGAAATTGGGTGTGGTTGAGAGCATTATTGCCAATATGTTTGATGCCAAAGGCGATGCTGCCAATGCCATCCTTGACAGCGATTTGCTACTGGGCACAAGACAAGAATTTACTCCTTACAACTACAAAATTGTTGTCATTGACAACCAGATACAGGTGTTGTATGCTCCAACAATTGTGCCAAATGGATCCAATGAAGATTTAACTCCCACTAGTCTTGTGTCTGACAGTCCACTGTTGTGGCCGGCTATTATAGATTTGTATGGAACTTTTCGTCCAGGTATCAGTCAAATTAGATTGGCACAACCCAACGGCACAGAAATTGTTGGAACCTTTGTACTCAATCCCAACGATAGCCGATTGGTAATCTACACTGTGGACTCTGACACTGCTCCTCAGAACACTCTGCCACCAATCACTGCCATTATCAATCCACAACTGAGTGGTCCAGGCACCGGATTACCCGCACCTGTGATCGGTACTAGATATTTGTTGACTGAATCTACTGGTATCGTTGGCAACACAGAAAATCCTGTGGCATGGGAAAGTGTTTCTGGACAACCGTTGATAGCTGAAGCAAATGACATTATTGAATATGTGAACCCTGGCCGTTGGAGAGTTGTTTTTGTTGCTGCCGGAGAAACTGACTTGCAGTATGTTACCAACATAATTACAGGTATACAATATGAATACAATGGTGCAGAATGGATAAAAAGCTATCAAGGGGTCTACCCCGGCGGGACCTGGAGCCTGGTACTGTAAAAGCTGTAGGCGTTTGGTTTTTGTGCCGACAAACTGGACGCTATCTTTATCTCATAAGAAACGATCACAAACATCCTGACACATGGGGACTGCCTGGCGGCAAGGTTGAAGCTGGTGAAACTTTGCTGGGTGGAATGGAACGAGAATGCATTGAAGAGTTGGGCAGTTTTCCTGCTTACTTGCGCATGATGCCTTTGGAAAAATTTACCAGTGCCGACGGAGTGTTTGAGTATCACACTTGGGTTTGTATAGTAGAATCAGAATTTGTGCCTGTACTAAATCATGAGCATCTAGGATGGGCGTGGATCAATCATGGAGTTTGGCCCAAACCCATGCATCCTGGACTGTGGTCTACATTGAATATTGAAGCTGTTCAAACCAAGCTGGCTGCGGTCGAACGCAGCGAGCTTGTGAATTTATAGTCTACCTACCACAACTTCAATAACACCTTCGCCGCCATCAAACGACTCTAGTGCTTTGCCAATCACTGTGCCGATGGTTGGAGTGGCGCATGCTTGTGCTCGACCGTTGCCTGCGGCAACCATCATGGCACCTTTCCAGACTTGTCCAATAACAGCAGTTGGTACTCTTCCTGTCAATGCTACCACAGCAGTGTGTTCTGCGGCTAGTCCAGCATTCATCACATGAGCAGGATTTGTAGTGATAACACCAGCCACTCTGCTGTCATTGGCCGTGGATGACACTGTAACTTCTTTGTCACCACCAAATATCATCACAGTACCTGGTTCATAATGTGCATCTGATTCGTATGCTTCAGCCAAGTCAGCGTATTGTGCTGTGGTTGCTTTGGCAAATATGGTGTCAAAGGTTGCCCCTGAAGCACCAATATTGCCGCCGCCATTGGTTCCACCATTAACAATTGCAGTGGCTCCGTTGGTTGAGTTAACAGTAATTGCACCGCTGACTGCCAATGAAGTTAGAGTACCAACACTGGTAATGTTACCTTGTGTTCCAGTGGTCACTGTGCCGGCTGTGGTTGCGGCTCCACTTAATGTGGCTGTGATTGTTCCTGCACTAAAGTTGCCTGATCCATCACGAGCAACCACTTTGTCAGCTGTGTTGGCTGATGTAGCATCAACTGCGGTTGTTACTCCGGTACTGCCGTTATAACTTGTGCCAGTTAAGTATGTACCCAAGGTCAATGCATTAGTTGCTGTGGCTGTTACTGTGCCTGATCCACCTAGCGCAATTGTAGTGCCGTTAACAGTTAAACTAGCATTGGCCAATCTTGACTGATCCAAAGTACCTGACGATATATTATTGGCACTGATTGATGTTACATTGGCGCCTGACCCGTTAAGGATAGCAATTATATTGCCACCAGAGATGTTGCCAGTGACAGCCAGGCTGCCCAAAGTACCTACGGCTGTGATATTTGGTTGACTTGCTGTGGTCAGTGTGCCCACAATGCTGGTACCTGACAGGTTGCCACCTGAGATATTGCCAGTCACTGCCAGTGAAGTTAAAGTTCCAACTGTGGTCAAACTTGATGTGACCACAGTTGCATTCAATGTAGTACCACTCAATGTATCAGCAGGTGCAACCACAACAGCAGTGCTTGCGGCTGTCAATTGACCTTGTTGATTCACTGTGAATGTTGGGATAGCAGTTGAGCTACCGTAGCTGGCAGCTGTGACTGCGGTGTTAGAGATATTAAACTGTGAGCCATTTAATGTCAACCCTGTTCCAGCAGTATATGTGCCTGCACCCGAAAACTGTACCCAGACAACAGGACTTGTTCCCACTGTAGTTACTGCATCAGGCATTACCCAACCAGTGTTGTCATATAATGTTCCTGCAGTAACGAATGTAAAGTCACCGCCTGCCATTTCAACTGGAGTATTAAAGTCTGCTGAACGTGTTAATACTGTACTACTTGTAACGTCATATATACCGTTATTTGCGTCAGTCGCTTCGTTCTTGACAAGAATACGCATGCCATTTGACAATGTAACACCATCAATGGTTGTGTATGTGCCGGTTGTGGTCAATGTTGCACCAACACCGCTTGTGCCGTTGTTGTATGTGACAGTACCGCCTGATATACTTGCCAATGTAGTCTGTGTGGCTGCGTTACAGCTATCGTGTGTATGTAGACCTTGAGCAACATCGTCAACATACTGTCTGGTTGCGGCATCATTGGGTAGTACCGGTGTGGCCAAATTGTTAATGTAAGTTTGTGTGCTCAGTACAATGTTGCCAGTGGTTGACAGGTTGATATCACCTGCTGACTTGATTGTGGTTGCTGTGCCAGCTATGGTATTGGTTAAAACATTACCACCTGTGACATTACCAGTTGTTACAATCTGTCCACTACCAACTGATATATTGCCACCAGTGACATTGCCTGCACTGCTAAAACTTGCTCCAGTTATTGCACCAGTTGCGGCTACAAGGCCTCCTGTGACCAAATTACCACTGATAATATTGCCACTTGCACTTACAACACCAGTTACATATTCTCCAGTGTCGCTAAACACAGCCACATTTGGTGTGCCGCTTACGCCAATGGCTACATTGCCACTGGCACTGACAACTCTGACATTTGAGTTGCCATTTTGAATACTTGTGGCGTCAATACCAGACAACTGACTGCCATTACCAAACAAGTAAGACCCAGTGATGTTGCCAGCTGTGGTAAGATTGCCACCAACCACATTGCCTACTGCACTTATACTACCGGCATCAGTGATACTAACTCTATCGCCGGTGGTAGTATAAAAATTAATGTATCCTGCAGGTCCGGGAGCCAGATAAATTCCTGTACCGCCCTGATTTTTAATATTGTCTGTGACTATGTTCCCAGTCATGGCAATGATATTAGCACTAGATATGATGTTACCAGTTGCTGACAAACTTGTAAGTGTTCCCACACTTGTGATGTTGGTTTGTGCGGCTGTGGTCAATGTACCCACAATGCTAGTACCTAACAGGTTGCCACCACCAATATTGCCAGTTACATTCAATGATCCCAAAGTACCTACACTTGTAATATTTGTTTGACTTGCTGTGGTCAATGTGCCCACAATGTTGGTACCTGACAAGTTACCACCTGTGATATTGCCTGTAGCAGATATCAATCCACCTGTTAAGATGTTTCCGCCAGTGACATTGGCAGTAACTGCCAAACTACCCAGTGTACCCACTGATGTGATGTTGGTTTGTGCGGCTGTGGTCAAGGTACCGCCAACATTGGTAAATGCACCAGTTGCTCCTGCAACATTGCCACCTGTGATGTTGCCTGTAGCAGATACTAATCCACCTGTTAACAAATTACCACCTGAAACATTGGCTGTTACTGCCAAACTACCTAGTGTACCAACTGCTGTGATGTTTGGTTGACTTGCGGTGATTAATGTACCTGCAATACTTGTACCATTTAGGTTGCCACCACCAATATTGCCAGTGACATTCAACGATGTCAGTGTACCAACTGATGTGATGTTGGTTTGTGCGGCTGTGGATAGTGTGCCTGCAATGCTGGTACCTGACAGGTTTCCACCTGCAACATTGCCAGTGACATTTAATGATGTCAAAGTACCTACACTTGTGATGTTGGTTTGTGCGGCTGTGGATAGTGTGCCTGCTACAGTTGTAAATGTGCCTGTTGCGCCAGCAACATTGCCTCCAGTGATGTTTCCACTGGCCGAAACAATACCAGTTATGTTGACTCCTGTTGTGGTAAACACTGCTACATTGCTTGTGCCGGCCACTGTGATATTGGCATTGCCACTGGTGGTTTGAATGGCAACTTCTGTTGTTCCGTTGACAATACGATCGCCCAAAATGTTGCCTGACAGACTTGCATTACCAAGCACCGTGAGATCACCGTCGATCACTGCGTTATTTGTTACTGTTAAATTGGCGCCGCTGATGTTACCAGTTACACTAAATGAAGTTAGTACCAAACTACCAATAATATTGTTACCTACAATGTTACCAGTTGTTGAAATACCTGTGGTGCCGTCTAATATTAGTGCCATTTCAAATTATCCTTTTTACTCAATATATTTAGTTTGTCAAGGTGCGTATACATACAGAGTAGATGAGTCTGGCACTGTAATAGTTGATAATGGTCCAATAGTCACTGGTCCTAATATCATAGCATTTACATTTGCCGAAACTGTTGCATTTTTGCTAATAACTTTTGGTGTTGCCCAGGCGCTGGCCAATGTCAATGTACCTGAGCTGAACACCGCAGTATTAGCAACACTATCAGCTGAGATTGTGACTGGACCGTCAGCAGAGTTGACCAAGACATTGCTGGTGCCATTGAAAATTTTATCCGAACTTACACTGAGTCCGGTAAGTTGACTGCCATTGCCTATGAAGTACGAGCTTGTGCCAGCTGTGATATTACCTGTTGATGAAAATTCACCAGCAGTTGATACATTCCCTGTTGTGTCAATGGCCAATGCATTGGCCAACACACTGGTATTGTTGCCATCAAGAATATTAATATAGAATTTAGAGGCCAGAATACCATATGGCGCAAATCCAGTAAAATTAGAATTTTGAGATCCTGAGGTGACTCCATTACCAGCAGCACCGCTGTAGACTGTGAATTGATCTCCAGTTGCGCCACCTTTGATTCTGGCCACAGTTTCATTAGCATTATCACCAGTTACTGCCAATATTCCATTTAGAGAAGTATTGCCAGTGACATACAATCCGTTGGTGAATAACGCACTATTAGCTTGGATGTTGCCTGATGCTGATATCAATCCAATGGTTAATAAATTTCCGCCTGTGATATTGCCAACAACATCCGCTGTGCCAGTGGCACTGATCAGTCCATTGGTTAATAAATTTCCGCCTGTGATATTGCCCAGGGCAATTGCTGTGCTGGCAATAGAGATGTTGCCTGTCACCATATTGCTCGAAGCCACCATATTGCCAGCATTGATTGTGCCAGTAGCACTGATCAATCCAATGGTTAATAAATTTCCGCCTGTGATATTGCCAACAACATCCGCTGTGCCAGCAATGGAGATGTTGCCCGATGCTGAGATGTTGCCCAATGCTGAGATAAGTCCCATGGACATTATGTTTGCGCCAGTGATATTGCCAGCGTTGACTGTGCCAGTGGCACTGATCAGTCCATTGGTTAATAAATTTCCGCCTGTGATATTGCCAACGGCACTAGTTGCTCCTGTGATGAATATGTTGCCAGCTACCATATTACCCGAAGCCAACACATTGCCCAGTGCAAGAACATTGCCTAGAGTTTGTAGACTGCCACCAATTATTGTTCCATTTGCAGAAATTATGCCAGAGGTTAGAATGTTACCACCGGTGATGTTACCAGAAACTGACACAAATTGGTTGCTGGCAATTACTGTAACTACATTACTGCTATTTTTGTAAAAAAGATTACCGTCGTTGTAGTTGAGAGCCAGCTCACCATAACTCAAGTCCCCTGCAATGGGGACTGAGTTTGCAACTGATGAGCGTTTGACTAAAACAGTATTGGTCATTTAGATACTGTATTTTAGTATGTTCCGCCATCAATGGTAGAATTTGCATTCAATACTGTGACTCCGCCTGTGTACATGCCGTCAGCATAGACATTACCTGTGACTCCAACACCACCTGCTACTCTCAATGCACCTGAGACATTTGATGTAGAAGTAGTTGTGGCCACAACATTGGCAAAAGTTGTTACTATTAGAGTAGCTATGTTACCAGTACCAGTGGTCAAGATGTTGCCACCAGTGATGTTGCCACCAGTGATGTCGCCTGTACCACTTACAACGCCTGATCCAAACAGTACATTGCCGCCAGTAATGTTGCCTGTGGCAGATATCAATCCACCTGTGAGTACATTGCCGCCTACAACATTGCCACTTGCACTTAAAATAGTAGAATTAACATTTCCGCTGGTGGTGTTACCAGTTACACTCAGTGACACCAGAGTACCAACTGATGTCAAACTAGAGTTTATCACAGTGGCATTAAGCGTTGTTCCAGTTAAATCACCAGCTGGTGCTGTGATATTGGCAGTTCCAGCTGTAGTGAGTTGGCCTTGTTGGTTGACTGTGAATGTAGAAATAGTACTGGCATTGCCGTAACTGCCAGGAGTCACAGCAGTATTAGCAATGCTGAATACTGTGCCTGTTAAGCTCAGTCCAGTACCAGCTGTGTATGACCCTGCACCTGAAAACTGTGTGAATACAATTTGTGTTGTGCCCACTGTGATTGGGCTGGATGCCGCACTGTTGGTACAGACCCATCCAGTATCATCGTTGTTGGTGCCTGTTTCAACAAATGTAAATGCAGCGTACATTTCTGTGTTGACATCAAAGTCAACAGCACGAGTCAACACCCAAGCTGTGCCTGCAGCACCTGCTGTGGTACACAAATAGATACCGTTGAATGCTCCACTTGGTGTGGTGTTGTTGACAAATACACCAGTTTCGTTCTTGATCAACACACGCTGATTGAGCGCGATTGTTTGTCCGTCAATGACCAAATTACCAACTGCATTGGCGGTCAGTGTGGCACCAATACCACCTGTGCCGTTGTTGTAAGTGTATGCGTCAGCCAAGGCCACATAGGTGGCAGCATGCACAGAAGCTTTGGCGTCAAGGCCTTGTGCCACAGTGTCCACATAATTCTTGGTGGCAGCATCCTGCGCCTGGGCTGGATCTTTAAGGTTGGTAATCCATGTTTGATTTGGTAAGAATATATTACCAGTAGCAGACAATGCAATATTGCCAGTGGAAGTAACTGTGACCCCTGTGCCTACTATACTGCTGGTTAAAATGTTACCACCTGTGACATTGCCAGCACCTGCTGTCAACGCACTACCTGTGATTATACCTGTTGCAGATATCAATCCGCTTGTCAATATATTACCACCAGTGATGTTGCCAGTTACACTTTCAATACTGGTAACAAACAAGTTGCCACCAGTGATGTTGCCAGATGTGCTGATAATACCAGCAGTCAATATATTGCCACCTGTGACATTGGCAGTTACTGCCAAACTACCCAGTGTACCTACTGATGTGATATTGGTTTGTGCGGCTGTGGTCAATGTACCTGCAATGCTGGTACCTGACAAGTTGCCACCGTCAATGTTGCCAGTTGCTGAAATTAATCCACCAGTGAGTAAGTTACCACTTGTAGTATTACCACTCACACTCAATGATATCAATGTGCCAACTGATGTCAAACTAGAACCAGTTACACCTGAGTTTATGAATGTGCCTGTTAGCGTTTCAGCATTGGCTGAACTGGCTGTTACACCTGTCAGTTGACTACCATTACCAATAAAGTAGCCAGCGGAGATATTGCCTGTGCCACTTACAATGCCTGCTCCAAACAGTACATTGCCGCCAGTGATATTGCCAGTTGTTACAATTTGGCCGCTGCCTGCTGACAAGTTGCCGCCAGTGATATTGCCAGTTGTTACAATTTGGCCGCTGCCTGCTGACAAGTTGCCACCAGTGATATTACCAGTTGCAGATACCAGGCCACCTGTGAGTAAATTACCGCTGGCAGTATTGCCAGTGACATTTAATGATATCAATGTGCCAACGGATGTTAGGCTAGAACCAGTTACACCTGAGTTTATGAATGTGCCTGTCAGTGTTTCTGCATTGGCTATTATATCTGTAAGTTGGCTACCATTCCCTAAGAAGTAACTGCCTGAGATGTTGCCGGTGGCACTTAGATTGGCTGTGACTGTTGCACCGTCAACTGTGACCACGAGCACATTGGCTGTGCCGCCAACGCTGGTGGCCACATTGCCATTGGCATAGACTTGTACATTGCTGTTGCCATTTTGTATACTTGTGGTATCAATACCAGTCAGTTGACTACCGTTACCAAAGAAGTAACCGCCACTAATGTTGCCTGTGCCGCTGACAATGCCAGAACCAAACAGTACATTGCCAGCAGTAATATTACCAGTTGCACTGACAGTTCCACTGGCAGTAATGTTAGCTGTGCCAAGAATGTTGGTAGCGGTGTCAAAGGTCAAATTGGCATTTGCACCAAAATTGCCGTTGTTGTTGAACTGAATTTGAGTGTTGGACCCTGATGGTTGTTGCATGTCCCAGGGTGTGCCATTGGCATAATAAATGTTATCAGTCAGCACACCACCTGCGGCAACATTGCCAGCAGTGCTCAAGTTTCCAGTGATGGTGTTACCGCTCACACTCAATGATGTCAACACACCAACCGATGTCAAACTAGATCCAACCACACCTGAAGCTATGAATGTGCCTGTTAGTGTTTCAGCATTGGCTGATGTGGCAGTTACGCCTGTCAGTTGACTACCATTACCAATAAAGTAATTGCCACTGACATTGCCAACAGTGTTGATGTTGCCGCCGGTGATGTTGCCGGAGACCGACACGAATTTGTTACTGGCGATTACAGTTACTACATCGCCACTGTTTTTGTAAAACAGGTTGCCGTCATTGTAGTTAATCGCCAGCTCGCCATAAGCCAGGTCACCTGTACCAGGCACCGCATTTGCAACACCTGACTTTTTAATTAAAACTGTATTTGCCATTTTTTTTCCTAAGTATTAAAAAGAACCACCGTCAATCTGTTGACCGTTGTTCGTCATTTTTATCCACGAAGTCCAGGCTCCATTCCAGAGACTACGATTAAACTGAATTTTTACATTGTTGACATCATTGATTGTGCCTGGGTAAAAATTCTGCACTGTCGTACTAACTGAAGATGTACTAGTTTTAACTTCTAATAGACCCACATAAACTTGACTGTCCAACGGCGTACCTGTTGTTCCAGCCCAACTCGTTCTATTTACTACATAAACGCCCATTTGGGTGTTTGTGTCCCAATTATCAGAGTCTGCACCTCGACTGGCCAGTACATTTGTTAAACTTGCGCCATTACCTACAAAAGTATTGGCAAAGATTACATTTGCACCGGTGATATTGCCGCTTGCACCTGATGTTATAAAATTTCCACTGGTGGTGTTGCCTGTTGCGCTGATATTACCTGTTGACCTGATGGTACCAATCACAGCCATTGTACTAGTGGTTGTGTTAAAGGTAAATGATGCATTGCCACCAAAAACATTAGCATTGTTGAATTGAACTTGTGTGTTAGAGCCGCCTGGTATACCACCGTTGCCGCCAGTTTGCGGTGTCCAACTCAAGTTACCAGTGCCATCTGTCTGTAATACATATGCATTGGCACCGCCTGTGATATGCAGGTTGTCGATGGCAATTGTCAACGAAGTGAAGTTTGCAATGTTGGCATAGCCAATTTCTGCATTTCTGGTCCAGACAGTGTCGTACTGACTGTTGTAGGAACCTAGATCATACACTGAATTGATCGAAGGAACTATATGACTATTGGTTTGTATGTTTCCAATGCCGTTTGGGGACAGTATTAGATCTTGATTTGTTCCGTTTGTGGCAATTATGTTGTTGGCAATTACAACATTGGAGTTGACTGGGCCGGATGCCCAAATTTGCGAGAAGTTGTCGTTGACCTCATCAAACGCAATACGCAATGATGCGCCGGTGCCATCGTTGGCCACTGCACCTACATTTATTATATTTTGCGACATACCACTCCAGCAACTCTGAGATCTTTGGATGTGTTAGTGGTTGTATCAGCAATGGGTTTTGTGACAAAAATATACATTCAGAGATCCTTTTTACTATTTAGCCGTAACAAGAACTCTGCAATGGGCAGGTGTGTTAGATTTTTTATGCTTTTGAGACCAGCAATATCAGCTGTGGTTGCACCCATTACTCTGACAAATCTTTTGTTTGGATATTTTTTTGTTATGTGTTGTAGTTGTCGCACCCAATTGCCAGAGTAAGTGGGATTGGCTGCACTGGATTTGTAGAATTCTGTGTCTGAGTAGATGTTGTTGAATCTATTGTTTTCTGTTGGCCCCATATCAAATCCAATGATATAGATTGCTTCGTGGCCTTCATCCGCTGCAATTCCCACGGCTGCCGGACCTGAACTAAAAGTCCAGTACTCTTTGGGTATTTTTCGAGCGCCCAGACCTGATATAGGGTTTCTAGTATAAAAACGATTGCTTGCAGAATAACCACTGTTTTGAATGTGTTCAGCAATGGGTCGATCAGTTGCTATCAAAACAGTGGGTGTAAAATCTCGATATAATGCATTGCACCCGTACACAGGCGCCAGCTCCTGCAATTGTGCTGGATCAACTGATTGTCTACTTAGACCGTTACCTAATACAAAAACCAAACTCATAAAAAAATCCCCCTAGTAGTTAGCAAGGGGGATTCTGGATCCAAAACTATTACGAAGTAATGTTGGTAATTTGAGCCAATTGCAAGGAACCATTTTGAGCATCTGCTCCGCCAATGATTTCTGCACCAGACCATGTGACTGTGCCTTCGTCTGTGAAGAAGTTGGTAACATAGAAGTTTTCATTGCTTTGAATGTTTGGTCCAAGGTTGCTGTTGCTGTAGTTCTGATAAGTCATACCAGTCCAATCACGCACCCACTTGTTGGTAATGTAGCTGGCATATACTGCCACGCTGTCGCCTACTGAATAGCTGATGCTCATGAAGCCAGCTGTTGGTGTGGCAGTGTTGGCCAACACGCACTGGCCAACCAATACGCCAGTACCGGTTGATGCAGTTGCTACTGTGGCTGTACAGGTAAAAATTGTACCAGCAACGGCACCAGCAGGAGCACCCATTTGTTGCCAATTGGTTCCGCCTAGAGATATAATCATGTAACTTGCACCGACTACCATGTCTTCGTCGTTGACTGTGGTATTGCTGGATACCAGGAATTTGTGCGCACCCTTTTGACGGATGATACGACCAGTTGCTACTCCTTGGCCGGTGCCATCTGGCAATGCAATATTCACTTGGGGTGAAATTTCTGGATATGTTGTGGTTGGTGAACTGAGTACAGGTGCACCACCAACCACACCCAAGAATTGACTTGAAGTCAGTGTTTGAACTGGTGAGTTGTAAACTGGATCAGTTAGTGATCCAAAGTTTGGAAAACCTTGATCAACTGCTACTGATGCCGCTGGTGTGTTAACTGTTCCGTTGGCATTAATTGTGATGCCGTTGGAACCAGTTTTTTGAATTTTTAGAGCTCTTCCCATTTGATTTCTCCTTATAGAAGCCCGATGCGGGTTCTAGCCGCTACGCAGTGGTGTCCTGCATAAAACGCCGATTTGCGTTGACCAGTATTTAGCGAAAACAAGAAATAACGCCAGGCCAGACATGTGTTATTAAATATTGCCGTGAACACAGATCAATTAATAGACCAAGGCAATCAATATCGCAGTCAACGCCAGCCTTTGAAGGCGTTAGAATGTTACGCACAGGCGTTTGTGGCTGACCCAGATTCAGCCGCTGCCTGGAACAACTACGGCAATGTCCTCAGAGAGTGCGGACAACCAGCCAGAGCCATTCCATTTTTGGAACATTCAATGATACTTGCACCTCAACATGCTACTGCACAATTCAATCGTGCTGTGGCGCTGTTGGGCATGGGCGACTACGAGCGAGGATGGCCTGCTTACGAAATTCGTTGGCAGTACGAGCATCTTGCTGGTACACTGCCACAGTACAGTCAGCCACAGTGGACCGGGCAAGACTTGAATGGCAAAACTATTCTGGTTCGCGGTGAACAAGGGCACGGAGACAACATTCAATTTGTGAGATTTTTGAATGCTTTGGTTGATCGTGGTGCCAAAGTAAAATTGCAAGTGACTGATGGGCTGATTCCATTGCTGAACGGCAATCGAGTTATTCAACAAGTTGCATCATACACAGACGATGTGGGCGATTTTGATTACTGGATTCCAATCATGAGCATTCCCAGAGTGCTGGGTGTGACTTTGAAAAATTTGACTAGATCCATGAATTATCTGGAAGTCAACATGGGTCTGCAACAACAATGGTTACAGTTGTTGGGTCCTAAAAAACGCATGAGAATTGGATTCAGTTGGAGTGGTCGCAGAGACGCCTGGTTGAATCAACACAAAGGTGTGCCTTTTGAATCCATGCTTGAGCTGATCAAACAGCATCCACAGTACGAATGGGTCAATTTGCAAATTGACGCCACTGCCGAAGAAGATGCTGCCTTGGCCGATGCTGGTGTTACTCGCTATCCAGGAACCATAAACAACTTTCAAGACACGGCTGCTCTGATCATGGCCATGGACCTGGTGATCAGTGTGGACACTGCAATCACTCACTTGAGTGGTGCACTGGGCAGACCCACCTGGGTCATGCTAAATTGGTTTGCAACTGATTGGCGTTGGCTGACCAATCGAGATGACAGCCCTTGGTATTCTACTGTGAGACTGTTCAGACAACCTGAAATGGATGACTGGGCCAGTGTGAACAAAAAGATTGCTCAGTATCTTTCTTGGTTCAAAGTCTGAATCTTAGAACGGCTTGGTAGCCGTTTGTGTCACTGTGCCGTTGTTTGTGACAGTCTGTGTACCTGAGGTGTCGGTGATCACTGCCGCACCTAGCATCAGATACTTGGTGTTGGCCAGACTAGGCAAGGGTGCTGAAGGTGCGGTAACTGTGCTACTGGTGCTGTTATACACAGCCGTTCCAACAGTGATTCTAAGGTTGGTAATAAAGCCAGGCCAATAGCCACCGTAGAATCTGCCTATCCAGTTACAAACACCTGTGTAATCAAGATTGTTTACTTGTGTTCCACCACTGACACTGGTTCCGCCTGCGGCCCCGGTAGCACGATTACAAGTCACATAAGCACTAGTATTGACAAAAGTGCCGACCCACATAGTTTCTACCTGTGTACTAGCATTACGATTAAGTATGATATACTGCCACTTATTTACTTGTAAGGTGTTATAGGGAAAAGTATAAGTTCTTGCACCAAGACCACCGTATTTGTCTAGTGTAAATGACTGTGCATCAGTGTTGAATAGACTTAGTGCTCCTGATTGATCTGTGGCAACAAATGCCTTTTGAGTATTATAGGTACTATTGTTGTAGAACCAACCTTCTATGGTGTAAGCACCGGTACCTAATGCGGTGCCGGGCGACATACTAAGGTACTGACTGCTTCCGTTAAACTGAAGGCTACCGGCTAGGGCAGTATAACTCACAACACTGGCACTGGGCACATTGTTGTTGGCCAGTGCCATCATAATACCGCTCATTAACTGACTCCTGTACCGTTGATGAACCAGACATTGGCCGCGGTGTTCATGATAGTGGCCATGCCAAATGTGCTCAACACTCTGTTGCCCGCGGTTGCATTGCCTGCTAGATAGAGACTTACGCCTGTGCCTTGATTTATCAGAATATTTCCTGTGTTAGCATTCACAATTGAAATAGCAGTTCCAATAGGCCAGGACACTGAAGTGTTGTTGGCAATGGTCAAGGCCAAGTTTGAAGCACTGACTGAGTAATAGTGCTTGCCACTGTCTGCCAGTGCGGTTGTGACGTTGGACGCCAAACTCACCTGCGGAATGTTTAGGTAGCCTATGGTAAAACCGGCTGTGTTGCCGGTGACGTTGCCAGTGACACTGAGATTTCCACTAGTCACATTGCCAGTGGCACTGACAATGCCTGCAGTTAAAATATTGCCACCTGTGATGTTGCCAGACCCTCCTACTGTACCAGTGCCAAATGCTACATTGCCATTGAAATTTGCACCATTGACATTTCCGCCAGTTATAGTGCCTGATCCAGCTGATATGTTACCAGCAGTGACATTGCCCACAGCACTGATGTTGCCAGGAGCACTCAAGTTGCCCGTAGCGTCAAATTGCCAAGTGCCACCAGGGGAGGTAATAAAACCACCATTGCCACTAACGCCCATATAAGAACTTTCATCAGCGGTTATCAAGTTTACATAACCACCACCAGCAACGATATCTAGGTTGGCACCCAGGGGTCTAATTTGACTGCCACCGGGTAATGTTAAATTACCAGTGGTATTAAAGTCCCATAGATTAGGACCACCGCCACCGCCGCCATTTTGTCCTACTGCTATTCTAACAATCTTTGATCCTGGAGTAGGGTTAGCATATACTGCCGCTATATTACTAGTGCCTACGTTGCCGATATCTTCCACCCAGAGTGATGATACCCCACCGTTGGCTCCAGTTGAGAATGTGATCAAGTTATGATCCTCGGATGCTATAACAGCTGAGTTGCCAAAGGCAGCATCAACGGGCGTGATAACCAAATTGCCTGTGGGGAATGTTAGATCACCATCTGTGCCAAAGTTCCACTGTGCTGTGTTGCCCGCATAGTCGTTAGTATTGATCACAATGTTGCCGGTGTTGGCCAATTGTATATACTTGTTGTCATCGCCAATGAACTGATTGTAGTATTGATTGTTTCCAGTATCAAAATGTATGTGAGTGGGTTCGTCCAGGATATTTCCACGCACTCGCAGGTATAAGTCATTTGTTAAAGACACAGGATCCGGCGCAAGATACAGTCCACTCTGTGTGTTGCTGGTGCCTGTGCCAATCACTGCTTCGCCATTGAATGTGACGCCGCCGGTTACTCGATTACCGTCGGCATAGTTTATTGCGATAATATTGCCAGGCAAGGTTAGGTTACCAGCAGTGTCAAATGTCCAAGTCTGTGTGCCACTGACATTACCAGCCTGTATGGCCACATTGCCTCCTTGTAAAACAGCAACATTGGCTTCTTCATCTGTGCCCAAAATTACATTTCCACTGCCACCACCGTATGCAACATGTATATCCGCGGCCCCGGTCAAGTAAACATTTAAATATTCACTACTGCTACCATTTGGTTGTAGATTTAAGTTACCTGTACCAATGATATTGACATCATTGAATGTGACATTGCCTGTACTAGCAGTTGAGATTCCAGTCAACTGCGCACCGTTGCCGATAAAATAGTTGCCTGCGATGTTGCCTGCGGCACTGATGTTGCCTGCCGAAATGTTGCCTGAGAATGTAGGCAAGTAGTTGGCCACATTGGCATTGCCATAACTTGAGGCTATACCAGTTAGTTGTGATCCATTGCCTAAGATATAATTGCCCGAAACATTAGCGGTTGTTGTAATATTACCAGTTGAACTGATTGGGTTTGATCCAAGTGCAGCCAAGTTGGCCACAACATTGGCATTGCCATATGTGGCTGGTAATCCAGTTAGTTGACTGCCGTTGCCAATGAAATAATCAGCAGTGACATTACCATGTGTTTCTATAATGCCATCTACTAGAAGTCCATCTTGAATGGACACAAACGAGCTGTCGTCACTCTTGATAATATTAACAGTGAGTTCTGAGGTAGTTACTGTGCTGGCAGAAAGATTACCAGTTACATTAGTATCGTGTAAATCAGTACTACCATTCACACTTAGGTATCCGCCAGTGCTGAGTCCTGTACCAGATTGTATCACTCCACTGGCAATAACTTGGCCACCGGTTAGGACATTGCCACCTGTGATGTTGCCAGTGGCACTCAAATTTGCACCGGTGTTGACATTGCCTGTGCCGTTTGGAGTCAGCACAATATTGGCATTGTTAGCAGATGTTTGGATATCCAATTGAGCTGAATCAATAATAGCACCACTGATCAACAAATTACCAGCTGTTATATTGCCATTTGACACTGTCAAACTTGTGCCAGTTATTGTCGCACCTGTAATGGCACCAGTTGCTGAGATCAATCCAGCTGTCAGCAAATTGCCACCAGTGATGTTGCCTGCAACGCTTGAAAAGTAAGTTTTTAAATTTGCGCCAGAAATTTGTTGAGTAGCATCTGATGCCACCACTGGAATAATTGCGGAGTCTGTCATGGTAGACAGGCTTGGTAGTTGTGAAATTTTTACATTGGCCATATTATTAATTTTCCGTAATTAGGTTGTTGTTGTCTTGTGTCAACAGTTCTTCGTTATTTTGTGTCGTGATAAATGTTATTACTGCTGGCGCTTGACCAGGTGCGCCAATTGTGATACCTGGACCTATTGTTATACCTGAACCAACTACAACTCCCATTATTATTCCTTGTTATGTTATATTTATATGGCCAATAAAAAAGCACCCGAAGGTGCTTTTTTGATTGTGTGCAATCTCTGATTAAGAGAAAGACAAGTTGGATACAGCGATCTCACCAACATAGTCACCGGCGTTACCGAAAGACGATGCAGTGTTTGTCAACTCAATGTAACCATAACGAGTCATAAATGACACGACTGGTTCGAATGTAGTTGGATCCAAAACAACACCACTGCTCATCAATGGAATGTATGGGCAGTAGAATGCAGGAGCGTCAGCTTCTGAACTACCTTTGTAACCAACCAATACTGGTGTTGTGTCAGCCGCATAGCTGTCAACAAACACACGCATTGAGCCATTCAATGTACCAACAAACTTGGTGTTTGTAGGAGCTTCGAATGTGCCTTCTGTTGTACGAGCAAACGCACTAGTAGTTGCAGATTGCAACACTGTCAATGCGGCTGAAGAAACAACAGCGTAGTTACCAGCACCACGACGAGTGCGTTGTGCGATCAAGTTAGCAACACGGTTGATCAACACGGCCAATGCGGCGTGTTCGTCACCAACGAATGTAGCTGTACCAGAAACGGTAGCTTGGTTGTATGTGAACTCAGTAGATGCCAATGAGCGCAAGCTCAAGAGAATCTCTTGGTCAATCTCAGCGGTAATCTCTTGAGCCAAAGCAGCCATGATTTCTGCTTCAACATCAATACCATGCATGGCTTGTGCGTCTTGTGCAGATTCAAATGTCCAACGAGCTTGCAATTTGCGAGTCTTGGCTTCAACAGCTTGCTTCAAGATTTGGACGGAAATTTGCTTACCGCCGTTACCTTCCATGGTAGCTGTGTTGCCACCAGTGTAAGCTGTTGCTGTTGATGTGTCTTTTGGTACTGTAGAGTATGCAGTAGCAATAGTGAATGGGCTCAATGCTTCTTGGCCAGCTGTGACGCTAGTTTGAGCAAGTGAGTTATCAGTCAAGCTCTGTGCATAACGAACACGCAGAGTGTGAATTTGACCAACAGGTCCTGTCATTGGCTGAACGCCAACCAACTCGTTAGCAATAACTGTTGGCATGACACGACGAATCACTGGAAGAATCACACGGTTTAGTGTAGCGATGTTACCAGATGCTGTTGAACCAGCACTTGCATTTTCTTTCAAGTACTTGCGTGTGTTCTCAAGAATAACATTCATTGAGTTGCGCTTTGAGCCGTTTAAACCTTCAAGCAATGCTTCTTTGGTCTCGCCCCAGCGACTTTCTAATAGTTCTTGTGACATTTAAGTCTCCTATAATTTAAAAATTACAGTCCTGCCAAACGCTTCAAATCAATCACATTGCTGCGATCTTCTTGAGTTGCGGATTGTGCGGGGGCTGTCTTATCACCGGTTACTGTGGACACTGATTCTGCAATCACTTTATGGGCTTTTACTGAACGGTCTTCCAACACTGCTGGTAGATATTTTTCGAAAGCTGATTTCAAACGAGTTGTTTGAACACTTTCAAGCAAATTACGCATGACATCTTGCTTTTCCTTGTTTAGAGGAGCAAGCAACATTTCCAATGTGCCATCACGCTCATTGGATTCTTTGATCATACGCAGTTCGCGTTCTTTGGACTCAACAACGACTTTCGCCTTTGCAGTGAGTTGAATTGCTTCTTTTAACTTTTGGTTTTTACGAGCAATAAGTGAATGCAACTTACGGACTTCTGCTTTCTCATTCAGGTGAGTAGCACCAAATTCAGTTGCATATGCTTCAAAGATACGACGACCAAAATTGTTCTCACGAGCAATCTTGATATCTTCTTGTAGCTGATTTAGTTCGGCCTTAAGATGTCTGCTAACAGCAGAACTCATTTTTTGTGCGCTTTCTTTAATAAAGCGTGATTTGAGTCCTTCTAACTTGCTACGAGCTTCACGCACCAAACGAACTTTTGTTTCTACAACATCACGCTTGTCTTGTGCAAATTCTTGAATCTCATGTGCAAGTGCATGTACAATGAAGTTTTCGAGTTTTGCAACTCCTTCAGTGTGCATCTTGCGATCTCTACGCAGTTCGCTAATTTCTTCAGCAAGTTTTGTAACCAAGAAGCTGTTAAACTTAGTGGCTGACTCATTCATTTTGCTGTGGAACTTAACGCGGTCTTCGGCCAAGTTACGCTTTTCAGCGGCTACTTGGGCAATTTCTGCGGCTAGACCTTCTGTTACCATCTTATCTAGGGCTTCTACCATTACTGTTTTGTCATGCTCGTAGCGTTGTGCAAACTCTTCACGGAGTTCTGCACGAACCATTTCGCGAGCTTCTGTAAGTTTTTGATCCCACGCTTCGGTGAGCTCTTTACTTACATCCTCGTTAATAAGGCCACTATCTAGCAATGGTTTAATAGCATCAAACATGCCTGGTTCTCCTTAGATTTTGAGATCTCTGATGAGTTTTTTAACTTCATCTGCGAGATATCTCTTCACTTTGTCGTCCTGGCCAGCTTCTCGCGCCATTTCCAAAATTCTATGACCGTGCTTCATGTTCATGAGGCCTTCATAAATTGCTTTTGGATAAGCATTTGGTGCGCTGGGTTGGGCAACTACATCTATAGTGACTATTTCAAAGTCACTTACATGTCCTGTTCTGTCATCAACATTACCTGATCCTCGACTGCTGACGCCCAGCTTCACGCCAGATGTCAACAATGTCTTTATCAATTCTCCCATGGGGGTCGGCAGGATTTTCAACTTGCCGCAGCCGGCATGTCCGTCCATCCACATTTTTTCAACTGTGTGACAAACTCGATCCAGATTGATTTTTAAATCATCTGGATGATCCACTTCACCTAGAACGGAGTTACCTTTTAGTATCTGTTCGTTGATAGTTTCAACTGCCTTGCGAATTTCGTATAGAGGATAGATACGGTCATTTGCATTGCGCTTGTCGCCTTCAATGCAGATGCCTTCGAGGTAGAGATGCTTTTTACCACCCACATCCGACTCTTCTAAGACTCGGATATTGGCCTGGCTAAAAGTTAATTCTTCTCTTAGGTATCTAGATGACATCTAATTAACCCTTACGACCGCTTGGTAGTGGGCTCTTGTTGTTTACACCGCTGGCTTGGCCAAGATGTGGCTTTGTAGCTGGCTTAAGACCTTGTGTTGACTGTGCTGGTGAATTACCAACCTTGCCAATCAAATCTTTGGTTGTGTTGCGATATGCATTGGTATCATGACTTCCGCCCATGCTAGTACCTGTGTGTACTGGCTTGGCTGCCATACCTGTTGCGCCGCTGTTGAATGCCACTGGGCCTGCTTTGCCGTCGCCTTGCTCAGTGGTCACTGGCTTTGGGGCTGCTTTTAAGCTAATGGCTTCGGCCATTGGCATCATTTCTTCTGTGTCATCCATTTCGATGGCATCGCCACCTTCGTCTGAACCCATCATGTCGCCATCTGTGCCGCCAGCATCGCCTGCTAATTCAGCTTCAAATTCGGCCATCAATTGGTCTAGTTTGTCTTCCAAGTTCATGATGTCGTCTTTGGTAGCTGGTTCATCGCCACCTTCGTCATCAAAATCAGTTTTGGATACTTCGACATCGCTAACGAATTCATCTTGAGCGTCGCCGCCCATTTCGTCGTCCATTTCGTCGTCTTCGCCTTCCATGTGCATGTCGGACTCTTCTTCAACTTCGACTTCGTCGATCAAATTGTTGTCGCCCATGTCGGCTTCGTCTAGTTCTTCTTCGGCTGCTTCGTCGAGATCTTCTTCAGCTGCTTCATCTAGATCTTCTTCTGCTTCTTCTTGCATTAGATTTTCGTAGATTTGGCGGCTTTTTTCCACAACGATGTCGTGGAATAGCTCGCGGGCTTTTTGTTCTTCGTCATTAATGACATACTCGATGAGTTGTTCAAAACGGTTCATATGATAAAACTCCTATAGGTAAAGTGTGCTGTTATTTACACAACACGCAAAAAGTATAGTGTTTAAGGTGTCAAAACGAAGATAAATTGCCTGTCAGTGCAAATTATACCATGGGTGCCGGAGGAGGAGAATATTGTTGCTTGACCAGCTTGAGTTTTTCTTTGTATTCAAATGTACGGATATCATTCATTTTGCGCAGTTTGTTTAACTGGCGCAGGGTTAGACGACTTTTACGCAGGTCACCAATTTCAGGCTGACTGTTGTCCTGACTCAGGTCTTGGTAAGCTGACGGTTCACGAGAAAAGAATTCGTTTAGTTGCATGATTGTATTTATAACGCAGGCGGTGGAGCAACGCCACCGGCTGGAGGCACAGCACCTGGGCCTGTTGGCGCACCCATTGGCGCACCACCATTTACTCCCATGGCAGCAACTGCATCTCCAGTTTGAATGTCACTGTCCAGATTGGCAGGTGTAATGCCCACACTGCGTAGGTCTTGACCGGACTGGGTAGACAACTCAGGATTGTCTCTTTCTTCACGCCACATCTCTTCATTTTTCTGTATTTCATCTTGAGTCAATCCCAAGAAGCGTTCCAGCAAGAATCGCTTGCTCATGTATGGCAATGGTTCCATGGCCTGGAACGATGTGATTCTAGTGTTGTCCAATTCACTTTGACGATAGCTGGCAAAGTTTTGAGGTGCGTTAAATGTCAAGTTAAACAGACCTGAGTCAATGTTAAACCCGCGCCATTTCAAGAACATCTTAAATTCATCATCAAGTTTTTGCACAATCAATGCCTGCAATCGCTCGCAATATTGATTGAATCTGTACTCTTGTATCAAGGCTGTACCCACTTTTCCGTCATTGAATGCTTGACTTGAATCGTCTGGACCTGTGGGCAAATAGCTACTTGGCACACGCAGACCACGAGCCATTTTGTTGTTGAAATACTTCAAGTCATCAATTTCGCCTAGGTTCTGACCACCTGGCAAGGTTTCAACTGAGCTGCCACGACCGTCTTGGCCTTGTGGGAAAAAGTAGTCTTCGCCCACGCTCAATGGGTTGTAGCTGGCGTCCATCATGTTGTTGCCACCACCTGTTACTGTGGGAATTCGGCGTTGATGCATTTCATTTTTCACACGCTCAACAAACTGCATGGCCAAGTGTGACGGCATGTTGCCCACATCAATCTTGAAGATTCGTCGCTCTGGAGCTCGTTGCACACGATAGATCAGGATTGAGTCTTCTAGTAGTTCTTTTTGTTTGAAAACTTTGTAGATGTTTTCCAAGATTGATTTTCCAAAAGGCCAGAAAGTATCCAGTCCTTCATTCAGGCTCATGTGAACAATGTGCTTGGCATCCAGGCACACTTCGTTCATGGCAGTCATGAAACGACTGTTGCCCACACCTCCACCTGTGCCACCGTTGGGCATGCTGTAGTTTGCGGCACCTGATATTGATCCTGTCACAGGATTGGTCATGTAGTCTGTGGTGGTCTTGGCTGCCACGGTCATGTTTTGAAAGTTGGGGTTGATGTCACGAATCACATACTGTTCAGGACGCTTGCCTTCAGATTCGTTCACAATCACCCGGGCAACTTTGCTCATGTCTACCCAGTACATTTCAAATGTTTCTGGATCACGCACAAACACTTGATCTCCGTACTTGATGGTGTTACGGAACAGCTTGAACACTCGTTGATCCAGTTTGTTCAGCTTGACCCACTGTTTCATTTGCTTGCGGATAATTTCAATTTCGTGATCTGTGGGCTTGTCTTGATAATCAATGTCAAATGGCGTGCCGTTTTGTTCGTTCAGTTGTGTAGAAAATTCAGCAATAATATCCAGACAGGCATTGATTTCTGAATCCATGTCCATGTTTTCGTACTGGTTATAACGCTCAACACGGTTGGGATGTCCTGAGTAAACTTCGGGCAATCGACTGGCATAGTTGCGGAAAACAAAATCATTGATGTTGTTGTTGGATCCGTCATTTTTTCCGTAGCCAGGCAGGCCAAATTGATTGGTGCCCGAAATTGGGCTCATTACGCCCGATGTGTCTGCAACTTTGAAGTACTTGCGCCACGACCCTTTATTTTTATCGTTTTCAGCCATTATTATGTTCCTGCATTAATTTATTTGCTTTGCGTTCTGCAAAATAACGCTTTAAGGTAGATGAAATTTTAGCTGCCCGTACTGGGTCATATGGGCGTCCTAAATTAGCTTGTCTAACTTTTTCACGATGTTCAAGAGTTACAGTACCTTTGTAATTTTTCAACTGTTCAGGAGTGCGTGTTTTTCCACGATTACCTTCGCTAATTTTTCTTTTAGTTTCTTCTGAATGTTTCCATCCTACAGCACATGCCCATTGATTTATTTTAATATTATCTAGAATACCACCATCAAGTTTTCTCTTATATTTGCTTATAAGAGTACCCTCAAGTTGCTTTGCTTCTTCGTTTGACAAACTATCTTTTATGATTATACGGCGTTCTTTTGGTGGCAGTTTAGTTTTTGTATGTGGCCTATCGATGCGTTTGCCCGACCCTTTACCAATGTAGTATGGTTGCCCATCTTCATTAATATACTGATACACATAAAAAATATTGTCTGCCATGGTGTGTTATTTACCGTTAGTTCTGTGCAACACGCAACATCTTGTTGTTGATGTCGTTGCTGGTCTGCTGTTGTCTGACCAATTCAGCCATCATGCCAGCCATGGATTCATTTATGGAAGCTGTTTGTTTCATGACATCTGTGAGCTCTCTAAAGTTGACAGTATCTGTAGGTGGTGCCACTGTGGGAGTCAATGGTGTTGCTTTTTGCTCACTGAGCTTGTTCATTAGGTCTTGATCAAAGTCTTTGGCTATTGATACTCGATCGCTGCCAGGAATATTTCCTGCCAGTTGTTTTGCAATTCCTTCTAACGGAATTTTTAACTCTGTAAATTTAGGCTCTTCAGGTTTGGCCACTTGAGATTTTTCCAATGCATTTGACAGCATTTTTTCGTATCTCTGTGCACCATCATCTAACGCTGACCGTGCTTCAGTTGATATTGACTTGACTATTTCGCTTGTGTCTGCTAGTCCAAATTGCGCATTTTTAAAATCTGAGATAGTAGATTTTAATAAATCCGTGTCAGTTTGTTTGGCAAACTTGTCTGATAAGTTTGAGAAACCTGATTCAAAAACTTTGTCTAGTTGCTGATCAACTGGGCTAACTGCAGGTTCTTCAGGTGCCTTTAGTGCTGAGGTAACTGCATCCACCTTGTTGTACACATCATACAACTTTGACACCATTCTAACAGTGGGATTCAACAGCTTGGCAATTTCAAGTACTTTTTCAGCTGTTGAAATTTTATCACTTTGCAATGTTTCGGCAATGTTTAAAATACTACCAAGTTCTTTTACTCCTGGAATTGATCCAACAACTTTTGATACTGTAGCATCAATCAGTTTGCTTTGTATTGTGCCTTCTTCTGTGTTTAAAGAACTCTTAACAAGTCCAGCTGCCATGTCTGTGGGTCTGGCGTACAATTTTTCTGACAGTCTTGCCTGTGTGTTCAGATACTGTGTCATTGTACCAGCAAATCGGTCAAACCCGCCAATGTTTACAGGAACTGCGCCACCTTTGAGAGGAATAACTGCTTCGGGTTGTCCACCTTCGCCAATTATCGCACGGGTGCCACCTGGTCTAGCTGGTACTATGCCGCCTTCACTTAATTCAACAACGCCACCTTCGCTTTTGGCCATACTAAAGTGCATAGGATCTTTTGGCGTAGTCCAATTACCTCCCCATCCCATTCCCATTTGTTTTGCTATACTACTAATATCAGCTGGCATATCTGTAATAAGTGTAGATCCCATGGGGTTAGTACCTGGGTTAATATCAATTGCGGCACCATGAGCATGAATACTTTTTACTCCTGGTTGCCCACGCACATCGCGATCAACATAGCCACCAAGTGAATTAATTTCATATCCTTGACCATCAAGATAATTAATCAAATTTTGAAAGTTTGATGCGTACTTTTCGTTAACTGATGCACCCTTGCCACTTTTACTGCCTACTCTTGCTAACTTAGGTTTTTCTTCTGTAGTTTTTTTCCCGCCACCGCCTGTTCCAACTGGATCGTGCGCTTCAGGACCTTTTGATCCTTTAGCGGCAGCAGGTGCTGTTGGTGCTGCCGGTGGTGCACCTGCTGTTGTTTCTGGTGGAGGCGGTGCGCCTGCTGTTGCTCCTGCTGGTGCCGCTGTTGCTTCTGCTGTTGCTCCTGCTGTTGCGCCAGCAGCTGGTGCTTTTGTCACAGTAACTTGTCCAGCGCCAGCGGCTTTGATTTTTGCCGCATACTCTTTGGCCGATGTTTCTTCGGCCATTTTGGCAGCTTTTTCTCTCAGTCTAGTACGCTGTCTAACATCAAGATTGGTGTCTGCTTCGATTTCTTTGAGCTCTTTGTCATAGAGTTCTTTTTTGCGAGCTTCGTATTTGTCAAAGTTCTCTTTGTCAACTTTGGCAAATTTCTCTCGGTCAATATCAATGCTGACTGTTTCTGTTGCAGCCGTAGGCAGTGCTTTTCTAGCAGACTGCATAGTTTTCTGGAATTCAGTCAGTTGCTTTTCTTTTTCGCCTAGGTCTTTTTCGCCTCTTGCAATCTTGTCATTGATGTTTTTCAGTTCGGCCTTGGTGCCGTTTATTGTGGCCAGATCAACTGCGGTTTTGTATGATTTGGCTTCTCTAGCCGCAAGGTCTTTTGCAGTTTCAAATCTAGAATCTCGAAGTGTAGCAAGACTTTGTTTGTTGGATAAAATTTCTTTTTGTACTTCGACCACCATCTGCTCTGCTTCTCTAGCTTTGTAAAGAATTTGTTGATCAAGTCGTTGTTGTTCCAGTACTTTTTGTTGTGCTTTTTGCTGTGACTTTTCTTGCTCAACAATGGTTTCTTTGATCTTGATTTCTTGTTTGGCAAGATCCGCAATCTTTTGTTTGGCTGCGGCAATTTCTGCTGTGCTTTTGTTTTCTATTAGAACAGTTTGCAAGTCAGCTTTGGCCTGTGTTTGTGCTTTTTTGTTGTTTTCTAATTCAGTCTTGACTGCGGTTACCTTGTCTTGTATTTTAGCAACTTCTGTTTGTGCTTGAGCAGTAGCATCTGATTTGGGTGCCATTCCTGGGGCTGCTCCTGCTGCAGGAACTGCTCCTGTGGCAGGCATGCCGCCTGGGCCAGGCTTGCGTCCACCAATTATGCCCAGGGCTTCGGCGGCTTTTCTAGCCATATCATTCAGGCTGTTCATTGCTCCACCAACAGCCGTGATTGTTGTCATGTAATTCAACACACCGCGTTGAACATCTTTTTGCAGTTTAAGTTCTTCGTCTTGTTGTTTGATCAACAGTTCAGTAGATTTGTTTAATAACGCATCGCCTTGGATGGCTTCTTTTTGAGTTGTAGTGGTTCTGTTAATTATTGCCGCTAGATCTTTTGCTCCCAGTGTACCAGCTTTTCTCATTTCTTGAGCCACTATCAAGAATGTGTCTGCGTTCATCATTTGCTGTTGGCCGCGGAACATTTTTTCTGTTCGGCCTATAGTCTGGAACACATCTTGCAAACGATTGGCCAGCTCTTCATCACTTGTGATACGCTTGTTTTGTATGTCATCAACTAGAGCTTGATATTTTCCGCCGCTGGCCTGAAACAATTTGCCTGCACGATCTGATGCTCCTATAAATCCACCTGCGGCATCTTGACCAGCTTTTTCCATTTCTGGTCCAAGAGTTTTCAATATTTTTTGTATTGTGTTAAACTGTTCAACACTTCGTTTGGCCGCATCAGTGCCTTCATCTTGCAAGTTTGCAATAGTAGCACCGTATGCTTGGTTGCTGAGCGCATCTTCCACAGCTTTTTCTTGCTGTTGCCGACTTAGACCTGTGATACGAGTGAGTCTATCTGTTTCTTCTACATAGCGTTTGACTGCTGATGATGACACTTCCATTTGCGCTTTGGTACCTAGAGCCAGCAACTGTTGCTGTTTTCTCAAGCCCATGGCTGCATCAATTGACGCTTTCTGATCCAGACCTAGGTTGCGGAATTCTGTGCGGAACTGTGCAAGTCCTTCAACTGTTTTGTTAAACTCTAAATATCCGTCTCTAGTGGTTTTACTAAACAATGACATGTCAACGGCGTTTTCGCCCATGAGTTTGGCCACATGACTGGCATCCTTGATGTTGAGACCAAATTTCTGAATTTGTTCAAACACCCCTTCCATGCCTTCGCTACCAGTGAGTCCCACTTGTGCCAGCTGATCAAACGCATTTCGAACATTGTCTGCTTGTTCGCCATATATTTTACTGAATCTTACTGCTTCGCCAGCCAACAACCCTAACCCAGCAATAACACCTTTAATTAATATACCGCCAGGGAACAGCAATGCCAATGCTGTGCCTACTGCTGTGATACTGTCGGCTATAGAATCTGTAGATGCCGCAAATGCTTTGGCACCTTTTTCACCGTCGTACAAGGCTTTGTTATAGGCAGCAGTGGCTTTGATAAGCCCACCAATGGTGGCTGTGGCCAGTGTCATCTTATCGTCAAACAACTTAGTTGCTTTGGCTGCCGCTATTTCTTCTTGGGTAAGACTAGCGGTTACACCAGTTAATTGAAATAACTGTTCAGTAAACTGTCTTTGTTGCTCGGCTAACCGTCTTGATTCATCTTCTGTCATGGCCATGGTAAAACACCTATAAGTAGAAGTATATTTATAGGTGCAAAATGAACCAATCTGTTAACCCCTTACGCCAGTTTTTTCGGCAACCCGCTATCTACATGAAACTGCCCAGCGACGGACAGTTTTGGCCTCCAGGCACCCTGGACATGCCAGTCAACCGCGAATTACCAATCTTGCCCATGACTGCAATTGATGAAATTTCTTATCGTACTCCAGATGCCTTGTTTAACGGAGCCGCTGTTACTTCTGTGATCAAGAGCTGTGTGCCCAACATCAAGGATCCTTGGAAAATTCCATCTATTGATCTCAACAGCCTGTTGATTGCCATTAGAATTGCCAGTTACGGACACGGCATGGAAATCAACAGCACATGCCCTGCTTGTACAACCACCAACGAGTTTGAACTGGATTTGCGCAGTGTTATGGCACAGGTAGAATCTCCAGACTACACCGGTACAATCAAGTACAATGACATTGAAATCTTTTTCCATCCCATCACTTACGATGTACAAAACGACATCAATCTGAAACAGTTTGAACAGCAACGCTTGATTCAACTGTTGCCTGGATCTGATTTGCCCGAGGATGAAAAATCTCGCCGTTTGAACGAAGCTGTAAAGGCCATCACTGACATCACTGTGATGGCTATTCAAAACAGCATTGCTGGAATTCGTACTCCGCAGGCCATGGTCACTGAGCCTGGATTTATCTTGGAATTCTTAAACAATTGCGATAGAAAAATGTTTACTATTGTGCGCGATCACATTGTCAACATGCGCATCAAGAGCGACCTCAAGCCGTTACACATTGCCTGCACTGAGTGCAAACACGAATACGACCAAGACTTTACTTTGGATACAGCTAGTTTTTTCGCAGCCGCCTCCTAACCGCTGGCACTGATGAAATCAACAGTTTTATAGAGAGCATGGAGAAAGAGGCCAACTTAATTCGTTCCGAAAGTCTAAAATTGTCCTGGTACATGCGAGGTGGCATCACTTATGATCAGGTGTTACAACTCAGCTTTGCTGAACGGCAGATGATTGCAGACCTTGCCAAGGAAAACATTGAGACTACCAAAAAATCAGGATTACCGTGGTTCTAACATGGATATTGATCAGGTAAAAAAAGATATTGAACAGTGGATTGTGAACTTTGTAGAAGTTCCACATCCTGCCTTGGGCGGGTTTCCTCCGTGCCCATATGCTCGCAGTGCAAGACTAAAACAAAGCTATGATGTGTTCATTGGCAGTGATCCTTACTTTGATCTCAAAAATCGAGCACGGTATGGCATGGGCAACAAGGAAGTGATTATCTATGCATATGATCCTGCAGAATGGCCACATGAGTTATTTGCCAGCAGCCTAGAGCAGGCACATCAAGACTTTTTGTTGGCATCAGACATTCTTGCACTAGAAGATCATCCCAGTGACCAAGAAATAGTCAATGGCATTTGTATGAATCAGGGCACCTATGCTTTGGCTCTGGTGCAAAGTCTCAGCGACTTGAATATCAAGGCCGCACAGATGGCTCGCAAAGGTTTCTACGATTCCTGGCCCAAAGATTATCTCACTGCTTTGTTTCAGCACAGACAGGATCCAAGAATATGACCTATCAGTTTGCCAGAATTGATCTATCAAAAACCAATTACAAAATCAATGTCAAATGGGAGTACCTGCACAATCCTGACATTGCAAATCTAAACAAAATCTACAGAGACTACTGTCTGTACAAACACTTTGCATCAGTTATGCCCATCTTTGACAGTCGTTATACAGATCCTATGACTGATGTGATTGGGTATTACGATGTAGATAAACTTGTGGCGTTCTCGTTGATCAAACGCTACGATGATCAGAATGCATTATGCGATCAATTCGCATGGAGCTATCACCGACCCAAAATGAGATTGGGTATCGAAACAATGAAAGCAGAGTGTGCTATCTACCGAGAACGAGGATTCAAGTACTTGTACCTTGAGCAAGCGCACTTATACAAAGCCGACATGGACGGCTTTGAATTATTAGGACCACTGGAGTAACTATGGACATTTATACAATTTGGGCAAACAAAGAAGGCGATATATCAGACTTAGACTGGGTCAACGGAATGAAAAGTTTCTTTGATCATCTTGTGTCAGAAGACAAAATGGTATCGTACAGAATCACAAGATGCAAGATGGGTTTTAGATCTATTGCCGACATGCCTGAATGGATGATACTCATGGAGTTCCGCGACATGGGGCAAATGGATAGTGCATTCAAGCGAGTAGCACCACTAGAAGGCGAACTCGAAGTAAAACACAAGTCATTCAATCAGTTTGTATCAGGTGATATACAACATGCATTGTTTAGAGATTGGCCAGATACCAACTTATAACAACACTGTTTGAGAACTTCTAACGAAGTTCTATTGATTCGCTTTGCTCATCAATATTTTTTATTTCTATTACAAGAGCGAAGCGATTTAAGCTATTATCTAGATTAACTGGTCATAATTCACCGTATGCACGGTGAATATGAAAGAGCATTATCTGAGTAGCCCAGTCATTTATTATAAAGAGATTGTAGTTTCCTACGCAGAGGCGGTTGACCGGTACCCCTTACTCTAGCTTCACATATCAACGGAACCCTAGTGACCCAATAATAAATCCAAGTCCTATAAGCTGGGGTTGTATCTTTTTCACATGGCCCCGACCATTTGTTGCCTTAAGTTAGCAATTGCCTTTGACGCCCAAGTCCAAATATGGTATTGCACATATCCTCAATGGGGTTGAGCCACATCGCCCAACACAGTGTCGTTGTTGTTGCCTTACAGTTTGTCTATTATATGAGAGCCATGCACACGCACTTGTATGTGGCCGTTGTAATAATCTCGTGATTCCAATACTCTTCTTGAAAATTGCTCTCTTGCTTCGATGTAACTACATTCGCTTTTAGAGTTGCAATAAAAAAGTATTTCTCTGGTGAAGTTTTCGGTGCCTAGTTTTTCGATGTCTGAAGTTAATTCTGGGCTTGACCCATAGTACTCTCTCCAGTCTGAGTCGACCTTTGATCGTATCTTTTTCTTCTTTTTTGTGCCGTTTTTTTGTTTTACAGTCTTGTATGTTGTTTTGCTAAATTTTGCTAATTTTTTGCCTATGTACTTGCGTCCTGAAAGATTATTTGTGATCAAGTAAACAAAACCAACACATTCTTCGGGCAGAGTCTCAACTGGGGTGTCTTGATGTAGCCATGTCATGTGTTTTTGGTGGGTGTGTCCTTGCTTTATAGTTATGCCGTATAGTTGAAATTGATGTAAAAAGTTGCCTCTTCTACCACAGTATTTTTTTGCACTGAGATAGCGTATTTGATAAAGTTGCTGATGTCCAATAATTCAATGCCGTTGCCAGTCCATGTAGGTCTACTACGGCTTAATTCTGTGTCTAGTCGATCCAGGGTGATCAATGTAGTCTTAAACGGCACTAAATTTTGTTTAAATGCTTGTGTTCCCTGCCGGCTGGCATGCGATAATGCAGCCTTGCTGACACGATAAGTTTCAAACCTGGGCTCAGGAGCTGTGATAGTTTTTTCACCAACAGACCCTATATTGAAAATATGTCCAACTTTGTTGCTTGCTTTCCATGCATCGTACACTGCAAAATACATCTGTGATTGACCAAAGTTGGCCCAGGATTCTTGCGGAGGCCCATCAAACGCATTGTTGATAAAAACATCGTAGTCCAAACTCATGTTGGCAATGTCTTCTACATTTTTTGTAATATCAAAACCGTCGGCACGACTTGTGCTAACACCGGCAAATGTTTCAACTAAATGTAATCCTAGGCCTTTGTTGCCACCTGTTACTAATACTTTCATCTGTTGGATCCTCCTTGATCCCAAACTTTTTGCAGCCGACTACCACAAGTCATTGCGCACTCGAACAATCGATTGCTGTTGGTAAAACTATCTACTAGATCATTCCACATGGGATTGTCAAAAACTCTTTCTAGTGTACGGTGATGAATGTTTAAGTTTTCAAATCCGTATTTTGACAAAAAATCTCTCACCTGATTAGATCCATTGGGTTGTGCAAGAGCATGGGCTCCTGGCAAACTACCATCTCTAAATCTTGCATCGTACAAATTGTGATTGAAAAAGTTACACGGTAATACCAATCCTTCAGCATTGATGGCAACCTTACGGCCTTGTAACGCATCACACTTGATAGGAGTAGTTTCAAAATAGTCTTGAACTTTGCTATACTCTTGTTTGAGATTGGGCAAAAACATTATACTTTGATTTCTATATTCTATATTGTCTGGCGGCTCTAGCACATGATTGCTGCCAGCAATGGGCCACGCTTCTATTTCTTCTAGTTCAGTATGATTTAAAAATCTACCAGTCTTGCGAATCAACACATTGAAGAATTTCATCTCTTGGCCCAGTTGCTTTACAGTTTCTACTTGATGTTCATTGTGTTTAAACACAATAAAGTTCCACTGTGCTCTGCCTCCGGCATTGATAAACGCCTGCGCATTTTCAATGACCTTGCTGTATTTTACATTTTTACGATACAAATGTAAAGTGTCTTTGAGTCCATCGATGCCAAAGTCAATTTGTCCGTACCCATTCATGATACGAGCAATTTCTGCCCAGTACTCTGGATCGTGAACACCACCATTGGTATGAAAATACAACCACAATGTGGGATTCTTTGATCTAAAGTCTTTTAAAATTTCCAGGAAGTCAGGGTGCATGATGGGATCACCGTAACTGCCACAGAAAAATATTTGTCGTAGCCTCTGGCATAGATCAATAGTGAATGCTGTATCAATGACCTTGCGTGGCAGATGTGTTAATGGCATGTAAGGATTGATGCCTGCACCGAGCTTGTTTCGAGGACACTGAGGGCATGCCGCATTGCAATAAGTGGTAATTTCAAGTTGGTACTCGTCAACTGTGTTAAAATCAAACTTCATTTTGATCCAGCATTTGAAATTTGCGTCCAGCAAGAACTAACAAACAATATTTTTCAACCAGTGTAAGATCAGGGTGATCCATATTGTAATCTTGTGTCTTGACAAGATGTTGATACGCAGGTGTTGGCATGTACATAGTATTGAGCGTTAACCAATCTTGATAAAAACTTTTTAGTTTCTCGTCAAGTGATATATTCAACGAATCTAGTGCGTTCTTTAATTGATCCCATCCAGATAACAATTGTTTCAATTGTATAATGCGCTTGGTGTTGTATGGATAAACAAAATCTTTAGCTAAACTGTAAATTGAGTACTGATATCGAACATACGGATCAGTAATTTTAGCCACCAACGGATTAAAGTCAGACTGCATGGTTGTTGTTTTATTGATATTTGCAGTCACAGCAAAAGGTAACAACTCATGATCAACTACAATGTCTACAATACAATCAGTGTAAAAATTCTGTTCGTAATAATGACTTTTAACCCACCAGATTTGGTCACTAGAAATTATCTGATCAAGTTCTTGTTTTAATAATTTTGGGTCAATCGATGCCCGGCAGTTAAAATCCATTGCAATATAATTTATTTGACTTGGTTGGTGCAACTGATCCAATAATATTTTGCCATGTGCTGACAATCCAGATTGAAATTTTGCATTTGTTTGTACTACTGCTGAGCTTGAAATTAATTTCAACAACATGTCTCCACCTGACCCGCCCTGCCATCTTAAAATATTTAAAGTCATTGTGAAACCATCTGTATAATAAAACAGTTGTCTACTACTTCTGCCTGATATTGCTGTGCTACATCGTTTACAGAGTATTTCAAACGATTGAAGCTTACCCGCTCCTGAGGAATTGATAATACAATTTGTTTAGGACAATATTGTTGATAGGTGCTCATTTGTTCAACAATTACATCCAATGATTTGTAATTGCAAAAAAATCCTGAATGCAATATCAATATGTTTGTTGCATGGATTCCATGCATGACTTTGTCAAATAGTTTTGTATTGTTAGGTTCGACAAAATAAGTTTGGCTATGCAATGAAATTGTGTTGCGGTCGAAAATTTTAGCTTCTAGATATACTGCGTCAAAGTTAAATCTCCAACTGCCACTGAATAACACTACCGTTTTGCCTGGCAGCAATTTTGATCTAATAGACTCTGTTACTCCTGTAGATATATCATATATTGATTTTTGAAATCTCTGTGTGACAACTTCTGCAGTGTCAAGAATAGCACCGTCAGAGTATTTCTCTATGACTTTCATTTTCTAAAATAAAATCTTGTTAACGGATGAACCCAATTAAACATTGTGCCTTCACCATCTAGATCAGGAAAATATTTTTCCGTCACTGCATTGACATTTTTGGTGACATAATCAAAAATGGCACAGTTATAGTCATCGGGTAAGTTTGTGGTAGACTGATGCCGTCTACACAAAAATTTGTTCACAGCCAAATACACAATGCCATTGGGGGAGAGATTGTGTTCAATCTCTGCATTGATATTGTTTACCAATTGTTCAAAGTCGAACGGTTGATTTTCAATCCAGATAACAAGATCAACTGGGCCATAATCAACTTTGTTAACATGCTGAGAGAAAAAATCATCTCCGTGAATTATTGCATGCTGAATATGATTGTGTTTTATGTACTCAATCAACTCGTGATCTTGTTTTATAGCCACAGGTTCAGCATACCACCCAAGTTGGTATTCACGCCAGGCCAATGAATCAGGCAATGTCAACATCGGTGTTGTAACTGGTAAATCCATTTTCTTTGATTACCTTGAGAATATTTTCTACTCGACCAGCCAGTTCATCTTTGTGACTGACTAACCAAATACTCTTGTGTCTTTCTCTGCTCATCTTTTTCAACAATGCCAGACTATTTTCCACACCTTGTGTGTCCATACCGTTGTCAATCATTTCGTCAATGAACAGCACATTGATCGGATGGTATAAACTTTCCCAAACATCTCGGAATGCCCAGCTCATACTTAAAATTAATCGATTGCGTTCACCACGACTCAAATTGTCAAAGTCCAATTCACGACCCAGTTCTTCTATGCTCACAGTCAAATCGTTCTGGAACTTCACAGTATGTGGCAAGCCAATACGATCTAGATAGTGTGTTAGACGTGCGTTCAGATAACTCAAGTTCTGATCAATGATCTTCTTGCGTACAAAACTGTCTTTGCTGGTCAGTAGCTTCAGCAAAAAGTCCTGATGTTCTTGCAATCGTGTAAGTTCATTGATGATGTTGTAGTCCACTTCTTGCAATGCTTGCTGTTGCATTTCGGTAATTTGTTCTGTGTACGGATCCTTCTCTTCGCCCTTGGCAGCAATCTGCGTCAGCAAAGTGTTGACACGACTGCGATGTTCAATAGCCAGTGATTCAGTGTCGTAATGAGTGGACGGCTGTGGGCCAGGCTCTACTAGCGAGACTTCAACCAATTGTTCAGCATAAGGATCCGTTTCAGATTTTTTAGCATCAATCTTTTGTTGTATGTTGCCAAGCTCACTGGAGTGACGAATTGCTTCTGCTTCAGTCTTGTAGTGAGTGGTTGGTTGTACGCCTAGCTCGCCCAATGCTTGAAGTGCATCAGTATTTTCCATCCACTGCCCATTGGTGGACAATGCTTGCAATGCCGCTTCTTGCAGTGCTTTTTCTTTGGTAGCCAGTACAGTTTCGTGACTGGCGTCGTGAAAGTCTTGACCACAAGCATAGCACTTGTGATTTTTTAATTCTTCAATCTCAGCCTTGAGTTTGACAATGACTTTTTGTTCTTTGGCTTCATCTGCAACACATCTAGCAATCAACTTTTCTAGATCTGCAATGTCCTTGATCTTTTGATTGAACAGCACTAGATCCTGATGCGCCTGTAGTTCGGCAGTGATATCTATGTGACTGAGTTTGGCATAGCTGGCTTCGAGCTCTTTGATGTCTTTGGCATGAGTTTGTCGCCATGCAGTTTGAAATGCCAACAGCCGATTGTACGCATCTGCTTGTTTTTTCTTTTCGGTCCAAACAGCTAGATCTTTGTGAGCCAACAGTTCAACTTCAATGTTGATTTTGGCTAGGTCTTCGTATTGTGCCACAAGGTATGCCAGGTCACTGTCGTATTTCTTTTGCCATAGACCTTGTCTACGACGCAGACTTTCAATTTGCTCTTCGATTCGTTTGTTGGCTTCTTGCACAGCACGAACTCGAAATTCTTCTTGTGTAATAGCGTCTTTGGTTTCTCTGTTGAGCTCTTTGATTCGATCAGCTCGTTCACTCAGTACAGTGATGCCCAGCAACTGTTCAATAATTGTTCTTTGTTCATTGGCCTTTAAACTAAGAAATGGCGGAGTGTAAGTGTTCAACGCAACAATGTGCTGAAACATGTCGTGGCTCATGCCAATCACCCGCTCGATAGCATCTTGTGTTTCTCTTGAATCGCCCTGCGCATCATCTTGTGCAACCTGGTGCTCGTCGTTGACATAGAATCGCAATACATTGGGTTTGCGACCTCTTTCAATCTTGTATGCTTGTCCGTTGACTTTGAAATCCAAACTGACCAGCATGTTTTTGCTGTTGGTCTTGTTTACCAGATTGTCTTTGCGTATGTTGCTCAATGCTTGTCCATACATGGCATAGCTCAGTGCATTGATAATGGTAGTCTTGCCTGTGCCATTTCTACTGCCATCGCCACCGAGATCTAAATTCTCGCCCAATACCAAAGTCAAATCCTGACGATCAAAGTCTACTGCCTGTGTGGCATTGCCCACGCTCATAAAGTTTTTTACTGTGAGATTGCGAATTTCTATCATAAATCTGGTGCCTGTTCTTTAATGTATTGTAACACAAATTGTGTTGAATTAAAATACTCATCCTGGTGAAATGGCATTTCTTTGTTGAAATATTTTTCTAATTCAGCGTTGATATAACTTTCTTGTAGCAAAGTCAGTTTTGGTATTGGTGATATTACTTGCGAAATTATCTGATCTACAATTTGATCGCATTGTACTTTGTGTGTCAAGTAAGGTATAAACTCAATAAATTTTTTGTACATCTCGGCAAACTCGTTGCCAAAGTCAAAATTTAAATTTAAAAATTGTTCCAACCGTTTGATGTTTTGAGTAAAATGTTCAAAGTCGTAAAACGAAGCAAGCTCAAATTCAAAAACATCACAATTGTCTGAATACTGCATTACCTGTTGCTTCTCCCAATAGCCATTGACGGCAGTGTCTCGAAACCCATATTTAAAAAATTCTCTCAGTACATATCTCGGGATGTTGCTGTTGATCTGATCAACTTGCAAAAATGGATACGATGTCAATATGGTATCAAGACTATTTTTATAAAATTTGTTATTGAGTTTGTTATAGGTATCTATTTCCAATTGGTCATTGTTGAGTTGCATATCTCCAGCTCGTAACAGACTAACAGATGCCACATACAACAGATCTTCGGGCAAAAATTTTATAGCAATAACTTGATCGAATTTTTTTAATTTTTCTGGATACAGCTCGCTCCAATGCTCGGCATGAAACATTTTATTCTTGGTATATTCTTCTGTGGCATTGTGGCTGGTGCCCAGTGCAGTAAATGGAACAAAGTCAACTGATACCACACTAAAAAACTTGTTTAGAATAACCTCAAGAAAATGGCCATGAGTTCCGGCTATAAAATCTATAGCGACTGCTCGGGTCATAGTGTGTTGATTTTCTTTTGAAATCTAACTGAAAGATGCATCTTGTCAGTGTTGTAGTTGAATTGATTCACAATGTAATTGTCAATTGCAAGACTGGCAACGGTATAAAATCTATCTACCAATCTTGCGTCATCTATAAAGATCAATGATTGCTCTAACACAATGGTATCGGGCATGTACTTGTTGGAAATTTTATCTAGTATATTAGATATCTGTTGCAGTGTCAGATACTTTAGCAAGGGTGATCTATCAAACACCACTGCACACTTGGATGCTGTCAATGAAGGCCACCCAATTCGATTGTCAGCTTGATTGTCAATCAAACGATCAAAGTATGTTTGGTCTAGCTCAAAATCTTTGACTGTTTTAACTGTTTCAAAACCAATGATAGACTTTTGAGGAAACAGTTTTTTATAATACCATCCGCAACAATCTATTAGAATAATTGTGGGTTGATCAATTGATTCAAGATCGACTAAGTCATTCTTGTCAGCAGACTGATGATGGTAGACTGTTTGAAAAAAATTAATTTTATTCTGATTAGTTACTTTGGTTTGTTGTTTTGTGTCCATATACCCATGTTAACGGTTGTACAAAATTGAAATGCCTGCCGAGGTCTTGGTCATAATGACCAGACTGTGTGGTCACATGGCCACCTGACTGTGCTTGCCCACTAACAAAATCAATTATGTCTTGGCCTTTGCTGTCTGTTAGATTTAGTTCAACTGTGGTATCGTTGCCTTTGATGCAGTACCTGTTGACGCCAATATAAAAAGTTTGGACGGTATCAGTCAAATGCGTTTTGCAAAGAGATACTAAATCTGAACACCATACTGGATGATTTATTATCAGTATCAAGTTTGATGAATCATTGTCCACAGTCAGATGCTCAGCAAATTCAGCATTTTGACCTATGTATTTTACAGAACAATTTTCAAATAGTTGTAAAATTAATCGATCTTGGTCACACAATGATTGATCTAATTGTGTTTGGCGCCAACTCATAGATTTTGATAAATTTTCAGCAACAATTTGTTGTCGTAAAATTCTGATTCAATATTTGTAATTTGATCTGTTACAATTTGATCAACTGACTCAAATTTAATTTCTCCAGGCGCCAGGTCAACTTCTACTCCGGCGGCCTTGTTGGGGATGAGGGCCATTTCTCTCAGTCCGTACTGCTGAATAAATGTTTCTTTGATAAAATTAGCTTCTTCGTAGCTGATTTCAATATCTAAATTAACACGCACATGCATCTTGGGTCGAAGCAAGCTGGCGGCATTGTCGATCAAATTGGCCAGTCCGTAGACTCTGTAACTGGGCTGATCTGGCCATGCATGATACACAGGATCATGCCCCCATTCTAATACAGTTAGTCCACGCTCGTCGTCACCAGCGTCAGCATAGTTGTGCGGGAAACAGTTGCCAATGTAGGTGATATTTTTTTTGGTCTGTCGCTTGTGAAAGTGTCCAGTAAACACATGTTCAAAGTTGTTGAAGTCTTCTCTACGCACTTCACCGTGATCGGGCATTTCCACCATGGCGTTCATCAAGTAGCCAGGCAGTTCAAAGTGCCCGAACATGTACTTGCCCTTTAGTTTGGGTATGCGTTTATGATCGTCTCCGCAGAGCCAAGGAGCAATGATCACATTGCCACCGTCAAACCAATTGTTGCAGATTTCAACATTGGGGAGATGCTTTGCCCACTCCACACTCTGTATATCTCTCTTATCGCGATAATACAAGTCATGATTGCCAGGAATAAAGTACACATGCTCAAAGTTGGCATTCATGTGCTCCAGTGCTTGTAGACTGTAGTTTAGCGTGACAATATTGAGGTTGGCTCGATTGTTGTGCCAATCTCCCAAAAACAAGCAGGTTTCGCAACCTTCGCTTTTGGCTTTGGCAGTGGCCCATTTGACAAAGGTCAAACAGTCTTCGTTGTGTAGAATACTATTTGACTTCAGTCCAAAGTGAATGTCAGTGAAGATCGCGGCTTTTTTAAATAAATTCATATGGTTGATGTAAGGTTGACCTTCATTGCAGACAAATGATGCAAACTGTTGCGTTCAATTTCTTGCCAACGAGGTAAGTATTCTTCTTCAAATAGCAATTTTGATTTTTCATGATTCACTACAAAGTCTGCAGGATTGTAAGGAATTTTTTTGTGATCGGTGTTTGATTGATTTTGTTTAATAACATCTGCAAACTCAAAAAGTTTAAATTGATGCAAAGGCAGGCACATTCTAAGATTGCACCAGAAATTAAAAATTGATCTAATTCTTTCTTCGTACAGTTCAATTTGTGCAGGGCCAATTTCTACAGAATTTAAGTTTGCAAAATTAACATTTGAATAATAATGATAATAATCGTTGTTTTCTGAGATTATGTTGCTGACAAGCCAACTCCACCAATCACGACGATACAACAAGCAAATAAGTGTTTGTGTATTTTGACACGCTGTGACGATTCGAGGTAAGTTGTTTTCTAGAACATAATGATGCTCAATGACCGGATACTTTTTCTGAAGAATTGATTCAGTAAACACAGTACCACACCGAGCAAAAGTAAACATTTGGTATTGACTAATTGCCGCATCTGAGTCAGCATCTGCAAAATTAAGTTTGTTGTGTAGATACAAATCCTCGGAGTCTAACCATCCGGTATCATTTAACAATGTTTCAATGGGCAAGTCTTGCTGAAAAATGGATTTGACTTTGGAACCGTCTAACTTGGAATGGAGGTCTAAATGTTGATCAGGCCCTGGAACCTCCCAAATTACAGGGTTACTGGTCACAGTATTCCACCGACCTGAAGATTGTGTTTCAAGACACAGGTGGTCAGGGAACAAGCTATACAGCCATTCTCTCTCACCAGGTACATCTTGAGTAAAAAAAATTAGATTTGACATCTACCTATTATACTACTCATCTAGACTAGACACAACCGGTCCGGACAATGCAGCCATACCAGCTTTGCCAGAATTCTGACGAGTCCAGCTAGGATTGAGTCCATTCATTTCCAGGATGTCATCGCGGATGTTTTGATTCTTTTTCTCAATGTTCAAGATACGAGTAAAGCTATTAGTGATAGCGGCAGTATAATACGCAAAAGGGTTCTGCGATTTTGATTCGTCAAATTGCAGTCCAATTTGACTGAGTTGTAGCAAGGCTTGTCCTCGCATTTCTTCGTTGTAGGTGTATCCACGCCAGTTGCTCCTTGTTGCATATCTTTCACATAACTTCATAAACATCATGGCCAGCTTCTTGGTCATGTTGCCATGATCACGGCTGAACTCTCCTGTGGCCAAATCGCCCCGCCAGTGACTGCGGCCAACCAGGAAAGTATTTTTTTCTTCGTCCAGACGATGGTGTTCAAATGGTGGGAAGTTCAGTCGCACATGATTTAAATCCAGCACAGGCACATCCACTAGATCAGCCAAGGGATCTTCTTGAATATCTTCTAGTTCAAAAATTTCTTCTAGCTTTTTCTTTTTGGCTTCGGCCTTGGTGATCTTTTTGGGTGCTCGGGGAATATGATCCCAACAAGTGATGCGGAACACTAGATCAGTGTTGGGAATCTTCTTTTGATCAATCACTTCGCCAGTTTCGCGCTTGATACGATCTGCACGATTTTTTCTAGCATCAACAATTGTGCGTTGATTGATCTTGTCCAAGCTGGGCAAAATCAAATCAAATTGATGATCCAACTCACGGTCGCGATACCAGCAGTAGGTATTTTTGCTATGGTGAATTTCTTTTAAAATGTCCCGATTGTTAAGATAGTTAACACGGGGTGCGGTTTTTGGTAATAAGCTCATGGACTAAACAGTCTCCTTCTGTATTTATTGTAGCATATTTGCAACAGTTGTCAACCTCTTCTTAAAGTACCTAGTTTTTAATTGGGTTAAATAATGTATAGGAATTTTTTAATATGCCCGCGACCCCACAACAAATCGCTGAAGTTGCCAGAGCCAGCACTGCTATTCAAGGCTATCAAACGGCCATTGTAGGCTACCAAGTGGCCATTACACAACAGCAACAAAATATTGTAAGTGCTCGTGGCAACATACAAGAGGACAGAGATCAACTCAGAGGTGCAGATACCCTACCCGACGATCAAGTGGCGGCGCTTGAAGCAAACATCACAGACAATCTTGTGATTATTGCACAAAATGAAGCGGCAATAGAACAAAATACAGACAACATTGCACAGACTCAAAATTTGATTGCAACCCAACAGGCATTTATTTCTGAAGTAGAAAGCACAGCACAATCTACACTAGATGCCGCTACGGTTTCTGCCAATGGAGCAGTAAATCAGAATTTTATTGATGCCAACGATCCTCAAGGTCCTGGTGATAATGATCCGTTTGAAGCGGCACGCCTAGCTGCTGAAGAACGAGCCAACGCTGACCCAGCTGACATAACACTCACGCCAGACGAACAAGCAGCCGCCGATGATCCTTTTGAAGCACGAAGATTAGAGCTTGAGCAAGAAGCAAACCGAGCTGAATTGGCAGAACAGGCCACAGAGTTTGATCCTGCTGAAGCACCAGGCGAAAATATTTTTGATCCTGGACAAACATTCAACGCTGGCGAAGAATCAGTGTTCAATCCTGCCGC